CCGTGGTGGTGCTATAATACTAGATGACCGAGCGGCATATGATACAATTATTTGTATGAGGTACGACGGACGAAATCTAAATATCAAACCTTGGGTAGAACAAAAAGAGTTTCGAGTCGGGTATCACTACAAGCCCACACCCGAAGAAGCAGTTCAAGGGTTGGCATTGTTAGAAGGTCTCAAAGAACATTGTCCGCCGTCCAAAGAAGTTTTGTATCCCGATTTAAGAACTATTACTATCAAGGAATAAGATGACAGAATCAATATCAATAAATAACATTGATGACAAAGGCTACCAAGAAGTATAATCAAACAAAAAGAATTCACAGTAGGATATCACTATTACATGCGTCCTGAAGAATGCGTGACAGGACTAAATTTGCTTGCTGAAAAAAAATTCACCCCGCAACTTGATCAATATTTTGACTATCCCGATGTTGGTAGTATATTCATTGAGCAGAATGCGCACGTATGAAAATATTATTATTAGGAGACAGTTTCGGGGCAGATTGGACAATCAAGTATCCAAACAAAGAAGGTTGGCCCAATCTGTTATCAAAAGAATATTTTGTAGATAACCAATGTCAAGCAGGCTGTAGCGAATTCCGAATTCAGACTCAGTTGGTTAAGCATACATTGGATGATATCACTCATTGCATTGTTGTGCATACAAGTCCTTATCGATTGCCGGTGGAACACAATCCATTGCACCAAGACGACTGTCTGCATCATTCTTGCGATTTTATCTACATTGATGTGGCAGAATCCAACAATCCTCAGGTGGCCTGTGTGAAAGAATATTACGAAAAATATTTTTTTGATGAGTTCTTTTTATATGCACACCAATTGATTGTTAGCGATATCAGTTGCATTCTCAAAGAAAAAAATATACCCAGTTTACACATCACATTTTTTAATAACAACAATAACCAGATCGACATCAACTACCACAAGTTGTTTGTTGAATCTCCAGGATTAATGAATCATTTGTCCTCTGAAGCCAACCAACATGTATTTGACGATATAAAAAAATGGATCAACAAAAATTAATCAAACCCAAGTTATGGATTTTTGGACCCAGTATGTGTCAAGCACACGGAGTCTCTGAAGATGATAGTTGGCCATCTTTGCTTGCTGATAAAATAAACGCTGAATGTGTGAATCGTGCAGAAATCGCCTCTGACAATTTTGCAATCTACTCTTGCTATTTAGAAAATAAACGGTACATAAATTCAATCGACACAGTTATAGTAGGGTGGAGTCATCCCAGTAGGAAGTCGTTTGTGTTCGATGAAACTAATCCGTTGCATCAAGAAATTATAAACACCAGTTTGATTTACACACGACTCAAACACAAATTTATGAGAAATAATAATCCAGTCAACGACTCACCTGCCAAATGGACTGGGATACTTTCAAAAACAAAAAGCAACAAATTTTACGATACCTGGTTTGACAATTATTATTCTGAGTATGAACAAAACACCAATTTTCAAAGTTATTATGACAGTGTTAAATTAACTGCGCCATGCCGCTACATTCCAATCTATTTTAGCAAGGAAAGTGTAAGTAATATTTCTATTGAACCCACGTTGTTTTATCTTGACTTTATTTTGGACAACAAGTGTAGTCTAAGCAAAACGGATTATCATCTTAACAAATTTGGACATCAATTATTTGTTGAAGCAATTTTACCTTTTGTAAAATATAACAAAAACCCGCTTGACATTGCAATCTAAATACTATACAATACAACAAAGACATCCACGTCAGTAACTCGGAGAAATAAAATTGACAGATAAAAAAGAAACAACCATAGACGCAAGGGCCGGAGATGGTGGTTACGGCCTGGGCAAGGCATGCGATCACCTTCGCTTTAAATTCAAACGTGACGGAAAAAGATTCTGGGCCGGCGACAACGTTAGCGAGTATATTGACGAGTCAATGAAAGAGCAACTGATTGATGAAGCCACCACAGCATTCGAAGGTGTACTTGATGCATTATTGATTGACAGAGAAAATGACCCAAACTCACAAGGTACGGCTCGCCGGTTGGCAAAGATGTACTTCAACGAAATTATGGCTGGTAGGTATGAGGAATCGCCTAATGCAACGGCTTTCCCAAATGACACAGCAGGAGCATACGAAGGTATGTTGGTGGTGCGTTCAGAGCTTAAGAGCATGTGTAGCCACCATCATCAACCTGTTACGGGTGTTGCTTATATTGGAATCATTGCTGGCGCCAAACTCATTGGTCTTTCGAAGTACACCAGGATCGCACAATGGTGTGCCCGACGCGGAACTCTTCAAGAAGAGCTCTGCATGGACATCGCTCGTGAGATCGAGTTTGCAACTGGATCCCAAGATGTTGCCGTTTATATTCAGGCTACCCACGGATGTTGCGAGAATCGTGGTATTATGGCTCACAGTAGTCTTACCCAAACTACCGTACTCCATGGAGCCTTCAAAACAGACCAAAGCGTGAAGAAGGAATTCTTTGACAATATCAAACTACAACAGGACTTTGCACCACGATGATTAGTTACGCAACACTAACAGCCGCCCAGGATGGAAAAGTAGCCCCCTGGACCAACACAGTGCCTGAAATTAGTAACACTCACATTGCTGTGTTCCGTGATGCATATCCTGTGGCACAAGGTCACCTGTTGTTTGTGCCACGTGCCAACACTGACGAATCTATTGTGGTAGCCATGGGCATGGCTCTGTTGACTGGTCGTCAAATGGTGCAGAACAATCAGTGTGATGCTTTTAACATTGGATTAAATGCAGGAGTTGCTGCCGGGCAGACAGTGATGTATCCTCATGTGCATTTGATCCCAAGAATGCATGGAGATACTTCTGATCCTGTTGGTGGTGTGCGTGGTGTCATACCTGGTCAAGCCAACTACAAAACTGATACATATCAGCAACCTGAATGATTGATATAACAAGTTCGTCTCCTTTGAAATGCGGAGTGTGCGCACCCGTTGGTGGATTTGGTAATCATGTGAGATGGTTGGCCCTACTGGATCCTGTTTTTCAATTTGTATTAACTCCTTCGGTGGACGGAGGATTTTCAAAAATTACAGACTCAAGTAGACAAATAACATTTCTTGATGCCGAGTCCAAACTTGAAAGTTTCCGTACCCAAATTTATTCTTCAAAACGATCTTGGGACAATTGGTTATGGATGGAATTTCTCTATCAAGAGACCCGGCAAGTTTTTCAATTAGAGCACCTTTGTACTTTGGTTGACGGCGTAGATAAAAACTTAGTTTGTACTATTGATCCAGAATTGGCATTACAATGTTACTTTAAATTAAACAGCAACTTGTTTCATTGCACACCCGAAAAATTTAAAATAGATGTTAAACACAGAATTATGTTAAATGTGAACAATTTATCAAGACAATCAGGAAATAAAGTTATAGCCGTGGATTGTTTATACCAACCTACTCTTGATAAAACATTTTACAACACCATGATCGAATGGTTTGAACTGAGCAATTGCTATGATTTGGCAAATCAAGTGCATGGATTGTGGTATAATTTACATCAACGAGCCAAACACGAATTTGTAGAGCATGTCAACTGTTTTTACAATAGAATTCAGTAACATAATTCAGCATAAATATTCTTTTAAGCGGCCTATCGGCATCGTCCCGCTTTACAAACTCCGCCGCCTATGCTATAATTTAACATAGGAGAAACAGCATGACCAGTTATCAAATCCCAATTCCACGTATGTACAAATATACGTCTACCAAAGAATATCACGACGCATTTCCGTGCGCCTACAGGCAGTGGCGAGCAGACAGCCATTGCAATCTAATTCACGGGTACAGTTTCAGTATGAAATTTTTCTTTGGCACAGACGACTTGGATGTGCGCAACTGGGCCGCTGACTATGGCGGTCTCAAGGAACTAAAGAAGACACTAGAAGATCAATTTGATCATACTCTTATTGTGGCGCAGGATGATCCAGAAATGGCCACATACCAACTGCTACAAGAAAAGAAAATGGCCAAAGTTGTAGTATTGCCAAGACTTGGTTGTGAAGGCCTTGCAGACATGCTGTACAAGTATGTGAACGGTGTTTACATTCCAGAAATGTGGGGCGAGGGCGAAGCCGAACGTCTATGGTGCTATCGTGTAGAAGTGCGTGAAACACAAAGCAATATGGCATTCCGTGAAGGCCATCGTGAATGGAAAGAAGATTTGTTTGCATGATGGAGATGTTGATGCAAGAACATGAATATGGTATTGCTATGCTGTTGGCCACTCGTGGTCGAACAGAGAGTCTGGGTCGCAGTGTACGCAGTTTGGTAGAACTAGCCGACGATGCTAGTCGTGTGCAAATCATGTTTGCTTTTGACAATGATGATGACATAGGGTTCAAATACTTTGTTGATGAACTGCAACCTTGGATGGACCAGCGTGACGTAAGTTATACTGCTATGAAGTTTGAACGCATGGGCTATGTGAATTTACACAAATACAACAATGCCATGGCCAAACAAACCGACAGTGATTGGTTGGTGATCTGGAACGACGATGCTGTGATGCAAAGTCAAGGATGGGACACCACAATCATGAGTTATACTGGCCAGTTCCGACTGCTTAGTTTTTGCACTCATCGCATGCACCCTTATTCAATCTTTCCCATAGTTCCACGAACATGGTATGACTTGCTGGGCTACATAAGTCCTCATCCCACACAAGATGGTTGGGTAAGTCAGCAGGCCTACATGCTGGACATCTATCAGCGAATTAGTGTGGATGTGTTGCATGATCGGTTTGACTTGACTGGCAACAACAACGATGACATCTATGCCAATCGTCCCATGCTAGAAGGCAAGCCCGATGATCCCAGAGATTTTCACAGCAGAGAGATGATAGATGCAAGGCATTTAGATTGTGCTAAACTGGCCGCTTACATGCGTCAACAAGGCGCAAGTACTGAATTTTTTGAAAACATTTTCAAAGGTACTCAAGATCCCTGGCAGAGACTGGCCGAAAATGATATAAACAGCCAAATGGTACAGTTTGCCAATCCGCATGCCGTCAAGGCTTAAATACTGCATGAAACATACCATTGCCTTTGTGCAACCCAATTTTCAGCAAGGGCCCAAAGAATTCAACGCCTATTACCTGCCGTATTCTGCAGGTGTAGTGTGGAGTTATAGCCTAGCCGATCCCGCCATACGTGAACAGTTTGAAGCCACTGACTGGATCTGGCGACGAGATGCGCTGGAACCTGTGGCACAACGACTGGCACTCAACAGCATTGTGACTTTTAGTACCTATGTATGGAATCATCGCTATAACTATGAGTTAGCCCGCCGTATCAAAGAAATCAATCCCACGGTATTGACTGTGTTTGGTGGACCAGAGCCGGCAATAACTGACCCAGATCTGTTTCGTCGAGAACCGTTCATGGATCTAGTGATCTGCTATGAAGGTGAAATTACATTCAAGCGAGTGCTGGAACACTTTGAAACTGGTGACTGGGAATCAGTGCCAGGCCTGTTGATCAATCGCAACGGTGAGGCTGTAAAAACACAAGACGCAGAACGTATTCAAAGTCTTGAGCAGGTGGCCAGTCCTTACCTGTCGGGCATATTTGATAAAATAATGGCAGATCATCCTGAAGTGACCTGGCAAGGAACACTTGAAACCAATCGTGGTTGTCCCTATGCTTGTACTTTTTGTGACTGGGGCAGCTTGACCTACAACAAGGTCAAGCAGTTTGAATTAACTAGAGTGTTCCACGAACTTGAATGGATGGCCAAACGCAACTTTGATTGGATTTCAATCACTGATGCTAACTTTGGCATGTTTCCCGAACGTGATGGCATGATTGCTGACAAGATTATTGAGATGCAAGAAAAGTACGGATCGCCTCGAACTTTCTCTGTGGCCTGGGCCAAGAACCAAAAGAAGGAAGTGATCGACATTGTGAAGAAACTGCTGGATGCCAGGGGCTTCAATCAAGGTCTCACACTGAGTGTACAGAGTCTTGACTTGGATGTGTTGGAAAATATTCGTCGCAAGAACATGGAGATGAACAAACTTAACGAAGTGTTTGAACTGTGTGATCAACGCAACATTCCGGCCTACACCGAACTTATCCTGGGCTTGCCTGGCGAAACCCTAGAATCCTGGAAGAAAAACTTCTATGCCTTGTATGACCTAAATCAACACACCGGTATCACTGTGTTCCAAGCTCAGTTGTTGGAAAATGCCGAAATGAATCTGCTACAGAAAAAACTGTTTAAGATTACTAGTCAGCCCGTAACTGATTACTTTGCTGGTTCATACAGCGTGGAGCACATTGAAGAAAGCATTGACGTTATAACAGGCACTAAAGACATGCCCACTCCGGTGATGTTGGATGCGCAGATTTTTTCGTGGTTCCAGACCACATTTCATATCAATGGCTTTGCTACCATTGTGGCCAGATTTATCAACAAGTATCTGGGTATCAGTTACAACGACTACTATGAAGATCTGTTTGAGTATGCTATGACTCATGAATGGATCAAAAAAGAAGCAGACGAAGCCAGAACATATTTTTCCAACTGGATGAATACTGGCCGGATCAATCATCCCAAGATTGGTGTAGAGATTCATGGTTGGAACATCATACATCGTACCTCAATGAACATGCACCAAGAAGACCGAGTGGATGACTTGTATGATTTCTTGGAAACTTTCTTAGAGCGTTACATGTTGCCAACAGATCTCTTGGCCAGTCTCATGCGTTTCCAACGCAGTTACTACATCAAATATGCGGACAGAAATGCCTATCCCTTGAATTTGACTCTGGACTATAATATTTGGGAATATCTCAGTTTCAATCGATCCCTGGTCAACGAATCTACAGTATATCTACTGGATTTCCCCGAAGACAAAACCATGAGTCTCAATAGATTTTTAGAGTTATTTTATTATGCGCGACGTCGCAATTTTGGCAAAGCCACCGTTGACCTAGTTGGTGCGGTTAACAGCAAAGCAAGTCAGCGTGGTCTAGGTGCTGCCAAAGCACAAGGCTCGTTCTCTGTAAAACAACTAGCAGCATAGTTTTATATCAGATAATATGCATTGTTCATTTATAGAATGCATTAATTAGAATTCATAATACTTGACAATTTTCATGTTTCGTGTATAATCAATGAATGTACAACAGAGGATATAAATGAGCAAACTTAAAATAGCAGAATTATTTTATTCAATCCAAGGCGAAGGCAGATACATGGGTGTGCCGTCGGTGTTCTTGAGAACATTTGGTTGCAACTTTACATGTGCAGGATTTGGTATGTCACGTGGCGAGGTGAGCCACGAAGCAACCGATCTTGCAGCCACACATACCATGATACGAGCTTTTGAAAAGTACAAAGACTTGCCCTTAGTTAGTACAGGTTGCGACAGTTATGCGTCATGGCATCCAGACTTTAAAGACCTAAGTCCCATGCTTGAGACCAATGCCATTGTTGATCGTATCATGCAGATACTACCACATCGTCGTTGGGAAGATGAGCATTTGGTAATCACAGGTGGTGAGCCTTTGTTGGGTTGGCAACGTGCTTATCCAGACTTGCTGGATCACGACAGTATGCACAGACTAAAAGAGATTACATTTGAAACAAATGGTACCCAAAAACTAACACCTGAATTTAAAGAATACTTACAGCGTTGGAGAGCACAACGTGAAATTACATTTAGCGTCAGTGCTAAACTTCCTGGGTCTGGTGAGAAGTGGGAAGAAGCCATACTTCCAGAAGTGGTATGTGAATACGAACAATTTGGTTATACTTACTTGAAACTGGTGGTAGCAACAGAACAGGATCTAGCAGATGCAGAATGTGCAGTGGGTGCGTATAGGGCGGCAGGGTTTACAGGTCCTGTGTATGTCATGCCTGTTGGTGGCGTTGAGCGAGTGTATACCCTTAACAATCGTGCAGTGGCAGAAATGGCAATGCGAAAAGGCTGGCGTTACAGTGATAGACTACAAGTGCCACTATTCAAGAACGAATGGGGAACCTAATGGCAATATTTGATTGGTTCAAGAAAAAAACCAAGGCCGAAGTAGAGCCCAAAACTGCAAAAGAACCAAAGGTCAAGGCACCAGTCAAGACTGAAAAAGAAATTGCCACAGAAAAGAACGAGCCATATGTGGCAATGGTACGTATGGATATCGATCCTGACAATCTGCACCAGGGTGCGTTTGAATTAGACTGGAATGAAATCTTTGTGGCACGCCTGGTCAAAGCCGGCTACATGATGAAACCCGATGATGTGGATGCTGACATAGTGGATCGTTGGTTTCAAAATGTGTGCAGACATGTGGTAATGGAAACCTGGGAACAAGAACAGGCCATAATCAAAGGTGTTGGACAGTATGTCAACACTAGAGACATCGGCGGCGGAAGAACTGAAGTATCATGATTTTCAATCACATTAAACAACTCAAACAAGACGGGAAGAAAATTGGCATCACTTTTTCAACCTTTGACATGCTCCACGCGGGCCACATTGCTATGCTCAGCGAGGCCAAGAATCATTGTGACTACCTGATCTGCGGGCTCCAGACAGACCCAACTATCGATAGACCCGAGACTAAGAATCGCCCTATACAATCTATTGTGGAGCGACAGATACAGTTGGCCGCCTGCCGTTACGTTGATGAAGTTGTTGTATACCAAACCGAACAAGATCTTCGTGACTTGTTGTTGATCCTGCCTGTGGATGTTCGTGTGTTAGGTGTGGAATATCAACATCTAAACTTCTCTGGTATGGAAGAATGTGGCATGCGTGGCATTGAACTAGTGTTTAATGGTAGAGATCACTCGTTCTCCAGTTCAAGCCTGCGCAAACGTGTGGTGGCAGCAGAGACTGAAAAAGTACTATTACAAAAATGATATTGTATGTTAATGGTGATAGTCATGCCGCGGCCGCAGAAGCAGTAAATACATATTCATGGGCAGAGGATGATGGATTATATTATGGCTTGGGGCAACAGCCGCATCCAGACAACGAACGTGTGAGTTTTGGCTGTGAAATAGCCAACAGTCTCAATGCCATACTGTACCTTGACGCACAGGCTGGTGGGTCAAATGCCCGTGTTATTCGTACCACAAGATCTTGGTTACATGAACAGACTGATCTCAAGGATGTTTTTGTGATACTGCAATGGTCCACGTGGGAACGACAAGAATGGTTTCACGAAGGCACATGGTATCAAGTCAACGCCAGTGGCATAGATAGTGTACCGCACGTTTTTGCCGAACGTTACAAAAATTTTATGTCCACGATCAACTGGGACGAAGTTGAACAACAAGCACATGACGAGATTTGGCAGTTCCATAACGAACTCAAACTTAACCAGGTGCAGCATGTGATGTTTAATGGCAATAGTCATTTTGGTAAAATCTCCCAAAATCGTGACTGGAGTCAATGCTACATTGCACCATACGATCCTGACCAAACTTACGATTCAGTGCTAAGAAACAACGGATTCAAAACGGTCAACCCCGATAGTTGGCATTTTGGGCACAGTGCCCATTGCTTTTGGGCTGAACATGTGTTACAATATATTTACGATAACAACTTGATTGTGACTAATGAAATACCTACTGATTGATACAGCCAACATGTTTTTCCGTGCCCGGCACTCAGCACACCGTGCCAGTGACACATGGACCAAATTGGGCTTTGCCCTGCATGTTACAATCATGGCTGCAAACAAAGTGGCAAAGCGTTTTCAAGCAGACCATGTGGTTTTTGCACTGGAGGGTCGAAGCTGGCGCAAAGATCACTACAAACCCTACAAGGCTAACCGTGCTGTGGCACGTGGGGCAATGACAGAAACAGAAGCAGAAGAAGATAAACTGTTTTGGGAAACCTATGATGAACTGACTAAATACTTGTCTACAAAAACAAATTGTAGTGTGATCCGTTGTGCCACTGCCGAAGCAGATGATATCATAGCACGTTGGATCTCTTTACACCCCCAAGATGAACACACAATTGTGAGCTCAGACACTGATTTCGTGCAGTTGTTGGCCGACAACGTCACGCAATACAATGGTATCACAGATGAACTACTAACCCTGGAGGGCATATTCGATGCTAAAGGTAACCGTGTCAATGATAAGAAAACTAAACAGCCAAAAACGATCCCGGATCCAGCCTGGTTGCTATTTGAGAAGTGCATGCGTGGCGACACCTCAGACAACGTATTCAGTGCGTATCCTGGAGTACGTGAGAAAGGCACAAAGAATAAAGTTGGTCTCCGTGAGGCCTTTGGAGACAGAGACAAAAAAGGCTACTCTTGGAACAATCTCATGCTGCAACGTTGGACCGACCACAACGGTGACGAACACCGTGTGTTAGACGACTATGAACGTAACTGTACCTTGATTGATCTCACAGCACAGCCAGACAATGTCAAAGCAGTTGTGGATGGTTGTATTCGTGAACAGATCAGTCACAAGGATGTGGGCATGGTAGGTGCACACTTCCTAAAATTCTGTGGCAAGTACGAGTTGACCAAACTCAGTGACAGTGCAGATCAAGTGAGTCGCTGGATGAACGAAACATACAAAGGAGTATTAGATGATATTAGCCAAACCAGTATTAGAAAATCAATATTGGATACTCAAGAAGGATAATCGCAAGATTGGCCAACTTGAAGTCACCGAAAACGGTAACTGTACCATAAAAATTCATGACAGTGTGGCCAGTTACAAAACAGTCAAAATGGCTCGAGAGGCTGTGAACATTGAGTTTGAGCCACCAGAAAAAGCCACACCTGCGCCGGCAAACGTAGTGTATGGTCACAACGTGGAAGGTATGGTATACAATCCTCTATGGGACGTCAAACGCCGTTTGCCCTTGTTCACTAGAGACACAAAATCCAAGTCATGGTTTGCGGCTGGTTGGTATCGAGTGCGACAACATCGCAAGTGGAAAATGATTCAACATCCAAAACTCATCTCCTTGGAACGATACGATTACCAAGGTCCGTTTAATAGCAAAGAAGAAGCAAATGTCAAATCCCTTTAGAGATCAAGAAAAATTCATGCGAGCCTGTGATCAGACAGTGGGCGAGTTCAATGAGGAGCAATACCAACTGTATTGTAATCTCATCAGTGAAGAATTCAACGAATTGGTGGCCAGCACAACCAAAGTGGATGATCTTGATGCATTGATTGATATCCTTGTGGTCACTGTGGGTGCTATCCATAGTCTCGGTGCTGACGCCGAAGGTGCTTGGAAGGAAGTTATGAAAACAAACTTTGCTAAAATCGATAGTGAAACTGGCAAGGTTCGCAAGCGTGAAGATGGCAAAGTACTCAAGCCTCTGGGCTGGGAACCACCTGAGCTAGAACAGTTTGTAAAATGAGTTTACATATCAACCGTTTTGTTGATGCTATCAAGGCCGCAGAAAGCCGTGGTCAACGTGACTTGACCATGAATTTGCGTGATGCCAAAGACTTGCACGGTGATATTACAAAACTATTACTGACTTTGGAAGGCATGCGTGGCCAAACTATCCAGGCCCGAGAAGAAAAAGTCACAGTAGAATTGAGTGGTGGGAGTTTCAAAACCACGTAGTTTTTGAGATAAATAAACTACGGAGATAATGATGTCAAGACCCAAGCCGAATGTGTTGATCGAATCCACTGACAAAGCAACTTACAAGACCGAACAAGTGTTGGCCTCTGATGGAGTGTGGGCAGTTTTTTATGATACCAAGCCTATCAACTTGAAAACCTCCAACATGCTCACACAATATCCAGGTCCTAAATACAAGAAGGTTTCATTCTCCAATCCCGGTCATGCCAAGAACTTGGCACGTAAACTCAACACACAATTCAAGACCGACAAGTTCACAGTTGTACTCTTGACGCAGGGGGCGCAAGTATACCCCGATGCTCGATAAACAACAACTTACTCAACAACTGTTAAATCAACTGCCAGCAGATGACCGGCTTGGCGTTGAACTGGCGCTCAAAGCATGGTGGCAAGATCCACGTGACGATGGTGGATTAAGATTGAGCATATCTGGATATGATGCTTTTAAATTTTTGTCAATTGAACAATATGAATTTGATTTTACAAAAGTGTTGAGTCCCAGTTTGCTTATGACCTTGAACCGAAAACTTGATTGTCCCTACTATCTAAAGGTGGGTAAAATTCCCAAACTAATCATATTCGGCAGTCAGCAGGCCATCATGTATGCCATGTATGGCGACCTGGAAAAGTTTTTGCGTTATTTGGATCGTACATAAACCGTAAACCAAAGTATTACTTTTTGATCTCGCAAAAACTAGTACTTTTGTAGTAGTTGATTTCGGTTGACCAAAAAAGCAGTTTCGGTTATAATACTTGTATGGAACTTAAAAAGCAATCACGCAAAAAACGAGTGGACCGTACACACATTGTTTACTTCATCCAAATTGGCCTGGAGTACTACATTGGTGTTACAGCAAAAACTCAACGCACCATCACCATGAGCCTGCGCTCACGCATCAACAAGCACATCTATCGCTCACGCACAGAAGACAAATCATGGCGTCTGTACGAAGCAATTCGTGCCGCTGGTGAGTCGGCTGTGAATTTTGCGATTGTTGACACGGTGCGTGGCAAGACTGAAGCGCACACACTAGAGCGTGAACTAATACGAAAGTATACACCTGCACTCAACACAGATGTGCGTACAAAAGCGGTTGACCAATAATTACCCATTTGCTATAATACTTGTATAGAAACTAAAAAGGAGCCCTCCATGACAGTAACACTAAACGGTGTCAAAGTAGACACAATCGTGGCCGAAGCCAAGTCAGCCGCTCGTGAAGCCGCTGAACGTTTCTTCCAAGAAAAACTTGGCGGAAAAGATCAGTTTGCCTGTGGCTTTGCCTGGGTTGATATCTTTGGTGTTCGAGGCAATACCAAACTGGGCCGTGCTCTCAAAGAAGCAGGCGTGAGCAAGAGTCACACAGGTGCTTTCCAAATCTGGAATCCATCCAACATGTACGTGCAAAACGTAGACACCCTGGAAGCAGGTGCCCAAGCGGCGGCTGATGTTTTCAAGCGATACGGCTTCTCTGCCTACGCTGGTAGCCGATTAGATTAAGGAAATTGTATGATTGAAATGTTCTTATTCCTGGCCGTTACCTTTGTGATCAAAGTTTGGTTCATCAACCGATACATGTAAAGAGAAAACATATGAGACTAACACCACTTGACGAGCGTATGAATGCAGACATTGATGCGCTGATTGCCAAATTAGAAGCGGCAAAAACAAGTAGAACCTATTTACAACGTGCCAGCCTTGTGGGCAAGATTGCCGAACAATGCCAAAGTTATGAATTTTATTGGGAAGATAGACTTTACAGTCTAATGGATTGAATGTATAATGTAGCAAGCCCGACTCAACAACAAGATTTTGAATCTTTAGATCTAGCCATGGCGTATGCCCGGGCGTTGGGCGAGTTTGTTACTATCACAGGCAATGGCATGGAGATTGTGGGTGTGTTTGGCGCTGACAGTATCAAGAATGGCAAGTGTCCAGACGGGGTAGACTACACATGGATGAAGCGGAGATCGCAGTGAACAAGCGTATCAAACAACTGATGGCACAGACGCTGGACGACAAGTTCAAGGAAACTTGGAGCACCATGACGCCTGCGGACTTGGAGCGGTTTGTGAAACACTTTGCTGAATTGTTGATCCGCGACTGTGCTGATACTGCCTACCGGTTTGATGGGCTTACACTGGGACAAGGCTATACTATTGCCAAGCACATCAAAAAGAACTACGAGGTTGAACTATGAAACAAATTACATGCAATTTTTGCGGAGACACTTATCCAGACTTTGATGTTGCTCATGTTTGTAGTAAAGGGCCATATGCTCCTCGACTCAAACCTAAAATGAACAAACGAATTGGACAACTTGCCGAAAAGGCTGGACTGTTAGGTCCTACTAGCCGGGTAGGAAATTCACACGAAGCCACAGAAAAGTTTGCCGAGTTGATTGTTCGCGAATGTGTTGGTATTGCTGATGAATATGATGGTGTAGGTTCTACCATTGTTAGCAGGATAGAGAAACATTTTGGAGTTGAAGAATGAACCAGATTAGTCAGTATCTCGTCAGCATTGATCGGCCACCTTATGTGAATGGTCGTCGAATAGGACAGGCCACACCTTGCTCAAGTTATGGTCAGCCCTCTTGGTTTATCTCATTCTTGGATGGGTATACTCATACCAATGATCCTGTGTTCACAGATGAGGACGGCCTTAACTCAGCAACGTCTATTCGAGAATACGCAAACAATTTAGGATTTGAACCATGTACGAATTAATATTTACATTTTTGGTTGTGACCAAGGCCGGTATTCCAGGCTTTCACATAGAACGCATGAGTCAGTTTAGAGAAATAGCGGACTGTGAAAAGACCCGGACTTCCATGGTCACATATATGGATCAATTGGTACGTGAACAAAAAATGTTCCCAGGCGTGTTTGAATGCAGAAAGGTACAGCAATGAACAAAGAAATTACACTAACACCTGCGGGTGGCCGATTCTATCGTGCCATGGCGTTCCATTGGTTCACTGTAGTAATTCTTATGCCACCCCTGGCTGTGGCCATGATTGCGGCCATATTGAATCCTTTTTGGTTTCGTGACTCAATGTTTAACTTTGTAGAACGCCGGATCAACGAATTCACACGCTGGCGCAACAATGTGAAATACCGCATCTATCTTGGATGTGATCCTGTGGTTTGGCACACCCTCCGAGGCGACTTGAAATGAACAAACTCGTCCGTGATGGCCAAGTAGCAGTACTGGTATCGCCAGGACATGGTGCCGGCTGGTCAACTTGGAATGCTGAACACGAAGAAATCCTGTTTGATCCTGCCATTGTAGAATTTGTAGAACACAACCGGTGGGAAGAATTAGAGGTCTATGTCAAACTCAAGTACCCAGATATCTATGATGGTGGCATGAGAGATTTAGAAATTCAATGGCTTCCTGAAGGTACTGAATTCATCATAAACGAATACGACGGCAACGAAAGTTTAGAAGTAAAATCAGATATAGTTTGGCACAAGGCTTGACAAATACTTAGAAATATCATATAATACGTGTTTACATAAGGCAAATATGGAATTTCTTCCTGTACTAGAACTCATCGATCGCTTGTGCATTGCTAGAGTAAAACACGCTCGCACTCAGGGCGCAAACCAAATTGAACTTGATTGGTATGAAGAACGATATCGTCAACTGCCACAAAGCGCAGAACTAGATGCAAACATTCAAGCAATGACTGACATCCATCATGCTATCTGGGACTTGGAATGGCAACTGAAATCTGGGGTAGAGCAGATGTTGAGCCTACAAGAGATCGGTCGTCGTGCTATTGCAATTCGTGATTTCAACAACAAACGAATTGTTTATAAAAACTACATTGCCACTATCTTAGGGCATCCTGTGCGGGAAATCAAACAGGACCACTTGGCAGACGGCACTGTTGCGACTAAATAACGTTCCTGTTATAATAAAAACGTGCCTTGGTAGCTTAATGGTAAAGCAGGCGACTCATAATCGCTTGAGTGGGGGTTCAATTCCCTCCCAAGGCACCATTCGCTGGCGTTCGTTCAACGGATAGGACATCTTTCTTCTAAAGAGATAATAGTGGTTCGATTCCACTACGCCGGACCAAATACTATGACTAAAATAAATTCAAGTCCCGAACGTCATACCTTTCAAAACTCTTCAGATGAATTAGCCGAAGTACTAGAACGTTTGCGGAATCAAGACCAGGAACGAATAGCAGATCCTGAGTGGCAAAAAGATAACCTGGAGTACGATCTTCGCAGTACCAAGTGGATCTGTGACAAGACAAAAAGCACCAAGACCTATGCTCAAAACTTGTACGCGGCCTTGTGCAACCAAGAATGGCAAAAGAATGATGTTTGGCCTTTGCTCAAGGATCAACGCTGGAGTGCCAGCTGGCGCTATGCCGGTGGTATTGTGGCTGACATGCGCGAATCGGGTGACTACATTGAATGGTACTGCTCGGGCATACAGGGTGAGCCCGATGCGGATTGGGTAGATCTAGGGCATGTGCCCGAAGGCACTGTAACGGATCAAATACGCAAGGATTTGTTCCAACTGGGATGGATTCCAAAAGAACAGGATAATGATTGATAAATAATCGTACAAACACCCCCGGAGATATACATGTCAACACCCCGCAAAATTAGATGGCTTATTGCACATCAACCACAAGAATTATTTTTTCGTACTGCTCGTGCTTTTTCAGACGCATTAAAAAAATATTCAAATGATGAGTTTGAAATTGAAATGCTTACGTATGATGATTATGTAGAAAAATATCACGAAATACCCGGTCTTGAGGAAATGAAACATTCACCAGATAACGATGTAACTTTTGAAGAAGTTGGCATGAAAGCGTTTTGGGGTGCATTGTTTGACAGTGAAGTTGAAATGAGTCAGATTCAAATATTCCGAGTAGGTGATCATCATCATGATTTTAGAGCATTAGATTTGCCATTTTTGTTTGAAGATCATGACCATGTCCAGCGTGTGGTTGAAGGTCCAGTAGGACAAAAATTATGTTCAGAATTAGCACGTAAAAGCGGCGTTACTGGATTGGCATTTACTTACAGTGGCGGTTATCGAGTAGTTGGATCACATGAGCCTATTACAACTCTTGATCAACTATCAACAATGAAAATTGCTGTACAACAATCAACGTCTTTAGGAACAACCCTCGAGGACATGGGAGGATCATACGAAATATCTGCTCCTACAACATGGCATAAAAAAGATCCAATGCAACACGGATGTGATGGTGTAGAAACAACTTATCTGCGTTTTAAACAAGTCAATGGCAACTACGTTTTTAAAACAAATCACAGCATGTTCTTGACCACTATTTTAGTCAGCAATAAATTCTGGGACAGTTTAACTCCGGTATATCAAGAAGCATTCCGTAAAGCCGCTCTTGATGCATCTAGACAAGAACGCCAGTGGTCCTTAGAGGATGCTGAAAAATTTGAAACAGAAGCCAAAGCAAATGGCATCACTATTACAGAAATGTCTGCCGAAGACACAGAAAAACTCAGACACAAAGCACGATTAAGTTGGGTCAAATCCCAGAAATACTGGGAAGATAAAGAGATTGTCAAACAGATTGTTAAACAACGACTACATTAAGTTGACAGAGATTGGCATAGGCAGTATAATGTATAAATGCTAGAATCTTTTTTGTCTGAATCAGTATCTGACTTAAAATTTGATCGAAAAAATTTAGCAAAGTTATCAAGCTACTTTGATTTAAATTTTCTTGACTCTTCTTTTAATCAAAAAATCTTATTTTTTAAAAATCTACAACGGCTAAGTCAACTCAGTTTAGGCCTAGCGCATAACATACAACATTATGCCACAGCCGTAATTTCTGTACAACTGTGTTCCTCTCCAACCATCAAGGACCGTGTGTTGACACAATCATATGGTCAACTGATTGGATGCTATAGCATACTAAAACGATCTGATACTATGACTCTGACAGATAATGTATTAAACGGTCAAAAGAGATGGTTGAGCAATCTTGACTTAGCTGATTATGCGATTATACAAATCGAGAAGGATCAACAACCTTTATTAGTTTACATTGACTTGCACACAGTTCCTCACAAAGTTGACTTTTCATTTTTTACCCCTATTGGCATGGAGATAAGCAGGCCCGGTAGTTTGCTGTTTGACAATCAACCCATTGGCCCCGAATGTGTGCTTGGCATCAAAGGTACACAGCCATTCTTTCAACAAAGTAATTTTAGTAGTCAGTGTTTTTTAACCAATCATTTTGGTCTTACCAAACAATTATTTTTAGACATCAAACAGTATGCAGAAAAAAACAAGTGTGGTGCCGAGTTTGAAATTAAAAAATTAGAAATAGATGTATGCACCTTGGATATGATGTGGCATGACAATCTCTACACAATTGAAGAAACAACACTGTCACATGAATTTTGGAACAAACGCAACACTCAATATGCTTTTAGCAAAAAAACATTGATCAATGTTATTAAATTGATATTAGAACTGGGAGTCAGTTACTATACTGATGCGCACAGTGAATTTAGTCAACGATTCAGAGATGCTATTACCTACTCAAGTCACATGCATTCATTGTACAGATTTGGACAAGATTTTTACATGATCGACTTGCAGAACTAAATATTTCTGTAACGCCAGCAACAGGCTGACGTCGGTATCACAAGTGACGCCCGGGGTAGTGACCCTTTTACTGACATACTATGCTCAGAACGCCGCACCGTATGTAGACCTCCTACTAGCAATCGTGTATAATAAACTTTTAGGAGAACCCATGATCAAAAAATTTACACAATTTATTTTTGCCTTAGTATTCTCGACCACTGTGTTTGCCGGAGAACCAATCACTATTGTTGTACCAACACCTCCAGGTGGTGCAATTGATATGACCGCCCGTAGTTTATCAAAAGCATTGATAAACAAAGGACATGATAACGTGGTTGTGTATCACCCTGGAGCCAACGGAGACATTGCTCTAAACATTGCAGTGGAAAAACGAGACAATGTTATATTTGTGGCAAGTTCTGCAAATTTTGTATTTTCCAATGTATTGCTCAATAGAGAAAATGTCTATGCCAAAAAAACACAACTGATAGGACCATCTGTGTCCAACCCCATGATTTTTATCACTCCCGAAACTGGTGAAATCAAAACATTTAGAGAATTGATCGAAACAGCCAAGAAAAAAGAAACTGTGTGTGGTGTCAGCAACAGCCATGGTGAGATTGAACTCAAACAAATCAATTCCACTTACGGTACTAAATTTGTACCCGTGCCCTACAAAGGAACAGGTCAGATGATTCCAGACATTGTGGGCGGGCATACTGCTTGTGGTTACGACCAGATTGCGGCTTATACTGGATTGGAAGGCAAGGTTAAATTTCTTGCATCTAGCAAAGTTGTGCGCAGTGACATTCCTGCAATGAACACTGTATTACCAAAATATCAATTTGAAACTTGGTATGCCACAGCAATTCCCAACCACAGCAATTTGTTAAAGAATGCAGAATTGATCAGCATTATCAAAACATGGAGCCAGGATGCAGAACTGACCAAACCTCTTACAGAAAGAAGTTTTGTAGTGGTCAAAGCAGACAATGACTTGAATGCCAGGGCCGTCAAAGAAACTGAATACTACAGAGATCAACTAAAAAAATAACATGGTATCATATCAAGTAAACGGGCAACATTACAACAATGTGTTTCTAGCCCTACGAGATTGCTGGAAAAACAATCACGAACTTAAATTTTACTGTTACGACTATGAGTTTGATCAATTTGATTGGACTCTGGAACCCGAAGCATCGCTAGACTTCTTGATGACGCAACATGCTCTTGCCTTGCGTGAGAAATATGAGCGACTGATCCTGTTATGGAGTGGCGGCACTGACAGTCATACTATCTACAACATTTTTAAACGCAACAATATTCACATTGACGAACTGATTATCAAAGCAGGTGAGGATTCTGAAATGTTTCCCGAGCGCAATGTGGACTGGATTCGAAAAAATCACTGGGATCCAACCACTATTATCACACGCTACGATGATCACGACACTGACCTGCGACTGATTGATTTGCCTGATGAAGACTGGGTGTGGAAAGACAAAGGCGATTTGCTCAAATACGGCAACACAAGTTCTGCAGATGCTGTGAAATTTTTGTGCGAAAAGAATCATGCTGGGCACACATGGAAAGCCATAGGTGGTTATGAAAAGCCTAGACTGGTCTATCGTGACGGTGCTTGGTATCATAGACAACTCAGCATGGTGCTACAACCCACAATGGGACACGATTACATTGAGCATTTTTTCTTTGAGCCCTTGATTGCAATCAAACAAGCACACATGGTCAAACATGCAGTCAACCGTATCATCAAACAAACTGCACAACCGCTGTACAACAATGACTGGGCCGAAGCCAAATGGGACAAGGACCCTGCAGGATATCGTGCCTGGGCCACGGCATGTGGTAGACACGATGAAGTTTATATTGGAGTCAGTCACACACAAAAAATTGGTAATGAATCTTTTGATCAACTGCAACTACAGGTCCAAGGCGACTGGCGCAATGTACACAGTTCTGATCAATACCTGCTTCATGACTTGTCCAATAACAATCCGGCGGCGGTGAACTATCTCAAAGGATTTCATAATCTAACCAGTGAGTTTGGTTTTGTCAATTGGCTAAAGAACAACGGCTGGTTTAGATCCGGCGACATGCGTTTTAGCAGTTTGAAATTTACATGGTCAAAGGAGTACTGTATCGGCACATGATATCCAACTGATTGACTATAAATAAAGCAGTTAGGATTTTGCCATGAGCCGGACATTGATCTGGGTGTTGAGTTTTAGTGTGTTAGGCCCTGTGCCTGAGTATGGTGAACAAGCCAAGTACAAGACTCAAGCAGAATGTGAACAAGCCCGGGTCCAAAAACGCGAAGAATATCAAGCCCAAAATAAACGTATTGTGGCTGCTTGCAATCAGCGTTCAAAAGATTAATAGTTTTTCCAATGATAAAATATTTTACAACAGATCGTACTCATGTTAGATAATCAAAGTGACAAGGTAATTTTGGTATGTTATCCAATGGGTGCTGGTGGAAATTTTTTAATCAATTGTTTGGGGTTATCTGATAATTGTGTTTTTTCTCACAGTGATTTGGCCCAAAAACAACTGTTGGGGAAATTTGATTTTCAATCCAAGGTAGATTATCTAATGACAAGATTGGATCAATGCCAGCAACAAGGGTATTGGGACGATCTTGGATTGGGATTTGTAGAATTACTGGGATTCCCTGCTAATAACAGTGCCTTCTCTAATCTGAATTTCAAACACATAGTTGAGAAATATATTCATCCGGTGATGGATGAAATATTCCGTAGCAAACAATATTTTTTCTTGGCATGCCATGACACTTTTTCCGTCAGACAGTACAAGATATTTTGGCCAAATGCAAAACTCATAATCTTCAATAATTTTTCTCAGTTTAACAAACGACGTCGATTGGGAAATAGGCCATCGCATCGTTTGGTTTCTGAACTTTGGGACGCGGATATTGAAGTTGTTTTGCAACAGGTTTCTGACCCGTTCCATTGGAATTGTCTTTGGTATGATGAAGAGCAGTTGGTTTTACAAAATTTAGATCGTTGTTGTGACTGGTTAAATATAGCACCCATAGATCACCAGGCTGTAAAAATATATAGGAAAAGATGGTTAGAAGTTGTGATGATGACAGATCCCGCCCAGGAAAATTATGCCGTTAATCAAGTCATTTGATAGTTTTACAAAATTAGAAGAAGTTTGGTTGGGAGATGTATATCCACCAGAGTTCTTTGACCACGTGGATGTAAACTATAGAGATGTATTAAAAACAATCATCGAGTGGACCCGAGAAGATCTCCAAATCATACACAACAAACTGGAACAACTGGGAGTCAAGGTTCGGCGCCCTGTGTATTCGGATCGCAGAGAAGATTATTTTTCTTCTCCTGACGGAATGCTGTTCAAACCTGAAATATGCCCTCGAGATAGTTTTCTAACATTTGGCAATACCATGGTAGTGGACACTTGGCTGGATGAAAGATTAAAAGAAAATTTTCCTTGGAGACATTTGCTGGAGGAATATACCAATGACCCGGAGTCAAGGGTTATAAAAAATCCTTGTAGGTTGAATCTCATTGGTGCAAATGCAGTCAAATTGGGGCAAGATTTTTTCTTGGATACTGGATTTGACTGGAATGTAGATGCACAAGAACGCCTGTTAGAATTTCAAAAACACGTACCACATCTATGGCCAAATCATAAATGTCACATGCTCACCCAAGGTGGACACTGTGATGCAGGATTTGCTGTGTTACGTCCCGGGTTGTTGTTGGTCACTGCTTATTTTGAATACTATAAAGACAATTTTCCAGGTTGGGATTTCATCAGTGTAGCAAAACCCGAATTCAAGAATCATGCCGCATTGCTGGCAGCAACGTTTCCCAATTCTGGTAATGGGCGCTGGTATGTTCCAAATTTACCAATGAGTCCAAATTTCAACAATTTTGTTTTGGAACATGCTAAAGAATGGATAGGAAATTACACCGAAACATTCTTTGAAGTAAACTGTTTGATAGTAGATGAAAAAAATATTTTGGTGATAGGTAGCGATCAAAATGTTTTTGAACAACTGGAGAAACATGGATTTAATGTTCACGTACTACCATTCCGCACCAGAGGATTTTGGGATGGCGGCTTGCATTGTATAACTGTTGATATCAGAAGACAAGGCGAAATCAAGAATTATTTTGCCAATATGTAAGAATAAATAGACAACAGCGTTATACAAATGTATAATGTAAGTTATTGCTGTATGAAGCCGAGAGAAAAGTGTTCTGGACGGGGGTGCGAATCCCCCCAGGTCCACCATAAAAGCATAATAAATTTACTTTGGTATTCCGTGTAAATTTACTTTGGTATTGTGTTTTTATGCCGGGCCTGCATAGTTTCGACAGGGCAAAGAGTAACAGAGTGGACAGCACGACAGCGATAGTCGTAAAAACTAAACAAAAGTAAACGCAAACGACTCACAGTTCGCATTGGCCGCTTGATTGTAGCCTAGGGTAGGAAATACCTCGTAACAGAAATCACCAGGTAGGCTCCCCGGAGCCTATTTTTATAAACAAAAATTGCCAATATAAATATTTGCTCGGAGCAACTTTAACCTTACATGGATAATCTACTAAAAAATATTAACTGGGATGGCAAATCATTTGGTTTTGATCTCTTGATGATCAATGATCATGCTCGCAATCAGTTTTATCAGCAATCTTTACATGATGTTTGCGGTAAGGTGGTTTTAGACATAGGAGCCGGCACCGGATTGTTGAGCGTACTGGCCGCTCAGGCTGGGGCTAAAAAAGTTTATAGTTTCGAATACAATCCAATCAACTATGCAGTCACAAAAAACTTTATAGAAAAATCTGGGCTATCTGATACAATAACTTTGATATGCGCAGATATTCTCAGCGTGGACAGATACAGTTGGCCACACGACCCAATTGATGTTATCATAACCGAAACTTTTGCCAACGATTGTTTCATTGAAAATTTTGCCTTCTTGGTCGATCATGTTGAAAAAGGCTTTAATCTCAATCACAATCATCGTTGGATTCCCGACGGCATTGATCTTGAAATAGGACTGGTCAACATAGAACGATCCGCAGAATTTGACCCCGGAGTGCCAGTATTCAAAGATTATCAAGATCAAATCAATCAGTCAATTGGTGTCTATCGTGACAATCTTTATTACCAACACAATCAAATAAATTTACCGGTAGCACAGATTCCAGAAACAAAAGTGGAACAGTCACAGGTAATAGATAGTTTCAAAGTCAATCAACATCTACGTAGAAAATTAGATTTGGCCAATTATCAAATTGACATCCCATTCTCGGACATGACCGATCCCTATTTGCAAATAGATTGGAAGTTACATAGTCAAGATAGATTTTTGTATATAAATCGTTGTCAAAGCTGGAGAAATATTGCATTTAACATAGACACAACCAAGAGTTCAACTTTCTACATAAGATTCCATCCCTTGACTCATGCACTTTTGGCCACTCAGAAATGAAGTCTCACAGCGGAATCTGAGTTAGAGACCTTTTGTTGTCAACCCGTTAGCAGGCTAAGGCGTTGTATATGTATGTCAAGGAGACATTATGCAACATGCTATCGAATGTGACAGCAGGGACAAACCCGGCAAAAACGAAGTGGTAAGGTTTATGCCTGCCACGTGGATCAGAATCAAGGACTGCCCTGACTGTGATCGCAAACGAATTAGTGCCTGCCGAGATCCTGCTTGTAACCTTACCAAAAAGACTTGACTCAAGTGCTGAATGCACGTACAATATGATTACACTGCTGAGTTGCAGTCTTATTTTCATGACAAAACATTATAAATATATAGGCAACATCCGTAATATCCCTCCACATCAAAGTTGGAATAAATTTCTAAGTCACGGACAGACTATTGCACAAAGTATTCCCAGTTTGCAGGAAGCAAAACACATCAGCCGGCTGGCAGTGGCAGAACAGTTGACCCAAGAACTGGGCTACAAAGACACTGATATCAGCACCATTGTTGGCGAGTCCGCAGACCCAAAAGACTTTGATAGATGGTTGGTTACCGATACCACCGTGGTAGAACGTATTGGTCATTTGATTGGCTATCGCAAGCCCAGTGGTCGAGTACAAACACTTGCGCCAGGTGCATTGCAACCATTGCACATCGACGAACTTGGATACGGTTATATCACGCCTGAAGAATCCAGTATACACAAGATTCAATTCAGTGACGAAGAAATTGCGGCTTTTCAAAATGATAGACGCACTGCCAGTCGTGTGTTAATATTGCTCACTGACTGGCGCTGGGGACAAGGTATTATTTTTGGAGACGAAATTTACACTCACTGGCAAGCAGGAGATGTTGTGCATTGGGATTGGCCCACAGGTGCTCATAGCACTTTTAACGCTGGATATTGGCACAGGGCTCTGTTGCGATTGAGTGGCCTGGTCACAGATCGTTTCACAGCACTTGCTGAATCTAGCGTACCTTTTAAATTGGATTACGATCAACTATGAAAAAACTTTTACTCTCACTATTACTTGTGGCTTCTGCTCATGCGGCAGAACCATTGAAAATTATTGTTACCTATGCGGCCGGAGGCAACACTGACCTTGCGGCACGTGTGTATGCCAAGGAATTGGCACGCCAGGGCGTTGAGGCCATAGTGGTCAACAAACCTGGCGCCGAAGGCCTAGTTGGCATGCAGGAGTTGATGGCAGCCAAGCCCGACGGCAACACTGTGATGTATACCGGTAGCAGTGCAGTGGTTTACAATTCTGCCAGTAACCCCGCGGCCCACGAAATCATGACAAAGATTGTGCCACTCATGCGTGGTGCCACAAACGGTCAGATGCTGATCAGTCGCAAAGACTCCGACATCCGCACAGTTGAGCAACTGAAGTCTGCATTGAAAACACGCACAGTAGCCGTGGGCAACAATGGCGCTATTACCAGAATTGCACTTGAAGAATTGTTGGGCAACAATCCCAATCTCATCATGGTGAACTACAACGGTGACAATGCGGCCATGTTGGCATTGATGAACAAGAGTATCGAAGTTACCACTGTTACTTTCTTGTTGGAGGATCGAGTTGCCACTGGAGAACTAAACGGCCTGGCAGTACTAACCCCAAAGGGACGTAATGGTATAAAAAGTCTTGTGGAACTTGGGTACAATATCAGCCAAGAAGGCTGGACTGGGTTCTGGGCGCCACCGGGCACCCCCAAAGACACACGTGATCGCTTGTACAATGTGCTAGAAAGTGCTAGAGCCAACGAAGAAGTGCAAAAACAAATTGTTACTGTGGTACATGCTGGAGTTCCCCGAAAACAAACACCCGATGAGTTTGCACGTGATATTGAGCGTGAGTATCAACAGGCAGTAAAACTATTGACTAAGAAATGAGCAAAGTAACACAGTTTGTTGAGATCCTGCTTGCAATCGAGCCAAAAAGCCTTGACTTTCAATCACTTGTCATATATAATACACTTATGAACCAAACAACTGCAATCATCACAACCCTTCGCTCAGAACATGAGTGGGATTGCCATTGGGGACTTTGCCTGTAATACGAAAGTACTACTTACAAAGACCCTCCACTTCGGAGGGTTTTCTTTTTTGTGCTAGACCATAAATTGAAACTCTGCTACAATAGAACTTAACAAAGCAACAAAGTCGATCGAGACTACTTGCAACAGATCTTTAAAATATACAAAGAGGTTACCAGACCCGTTAGTGGCATTGGTAGAAGTGAATTGGCATCGGCGGATGCCCACTTGCTATCAGTCATGAAGCCGAGACTGCTTGCAGTTTCAGAAAAGCGGCGGATCGTCTGGCAGTAATGACCGTGGTGACTTGGCCTCGCAAGCCAAGCAGAATAAGATCCACATGGTTCCTCAATGTAAAATCACATGCTCCGTTCGTCTATCGGTTAGGACACTCGCCTTTCACGCGGGTAAGGAGGGGTTCGATTCCCCCACGGAGCACCATTGTTTTTATAGTCAAGCATCGATAAGGTATCGTGTTGGGACGCCAACACTATTCGGGTCACAGCGGCCGGCGACTGATCCTAATATAACTGCATCGGCTTTGGAACTGTTAGCGCAGGACTCCTAAATTGGCATTCTCGGTGCTTGACTATAAAAATTTGGTCTTAAAGTGTTCATGGACGCACGACGGCTTGTCACGCCGTAAGAGTGGGGATCGTTACCCCCTAAGACCGCCAAGTTTGAGGCCGCACCGCCTGGATACTTCCCTTGCAAAAGGCACTAGATCCTGCAACCGTGGCCTCTCCCAAACGTTCCAGCGTCACTGGATAGTCTGACCCCGACGATGAGAAGTAGTGTGACAACTACGGGTGGTTCTGAAACGGAAAAGTTTCACTGAGCAATCAGCGGTCCAACCTAACCGGCGTTAGCAATACGAGAACGGTCCCTGTCGGGAAGCGGGTGGAGGGTGTAAGTGATGAATAGACTAATTGGTGAGTTAATCGCTTGCTGACCAAATTTCTGATACACTATAATTACCGCCGGGGGACGCAGAGCATTAAATACACAGCGGGGAGGGCGGTCACCACACCGGTCTCATAAGCCAGGTGCATCGGCAGTTCGAATCTGTCCCCCGCATCCAATCATACACATGACTTCCATCTACTTTCGTGTCAACAATAAAATAATTTTCAATCACCTGCTTGCCAAATATGAGGCATTTGTAAGCAAGAAACCCATTGAGTTTGTTTGTCATGATCAACAGAATGATCAACTGAATTGGTTGCAAGAACCCACCGAGTCTCTTGATCAACTGATGGATCGCCATGCATGTAATTTAAGAAACAAATATCAACACGTTATGCTGTCCTGGAGCGGTGGCACTGACAGTCAGACCATCTACGAAGTGTTCAAACGTAATAATTTGCATATTGATGAAATTGTTATCTGGGTAAATGATCAGTACGAGCCCTGGTACAATTCACAGTATGTGGATTGGCTGAAAAATAATCATCATGATCCCTTGACCAAAATCACTGTCAAAGAACGATTTGATCCTGCGGCTAAACAACAAATTGTAACCGGAGAAGATTGGATTTTTAAAAATATTTCTATGATTCCTAAATTTGCCATGGGAACCATGGACTCTGTCATGTGGGATTACTGTGCCGACCAGTTTGGTGGATCAACTTGGTGTTTGATTACTGGACACGAGCAACCTAGAGTATTCAAGAAAGATAACAAATATTATTCATGTCATGATGCAAGAACCTTGCTGAGTACAATGAATTTTGAGAATATTGAATGTTTTTTTACTGCCCCAGTCTTGGCACTCAAACAAAGTCATATGATTAAAAAAATGCTTAAACTTCGTATGAATGCAAATGCATACAATGCTAGTCTAGATCCTACTGGCGCAAAATTTAGAATTTCTTCTAATGCCGCTTATATTTCTTGGGCAAAAAATTTGTCTAGACAAAAAGAGATAGTATCAGGTGGCAGTTTCACACAAAAAATACAAGAAAATAAATTTGAATCAGTAGTAATAACAATGGACACCATTGACGGTGATCTTTCCCGAACATTTGATACTGGCCTAGATGCCTTGCTAAAGAAGGACAATGTTGTGGCCGATCTTTTTGTAAAAGGCATAAAAAATCTTTTGTTAGAAAAAAACTTTTGTAATCATTTGATAGAAAACAGTACCAATCCCGTTAACAGCATAATTGGAAAAGATGTTGGTGCACCAATCTACAGCAAACCCTTCTGTATAGGTGAATAAAATCTGTTGCGTAAATACAACAAAAAAGTTTGCCAAAGTGATTGACACACAAAGGTAAATAAACTATAATTGATACTATGAAAACACAAATCTGTTCACTGCTAACCAAGACAATGTTTAATCAGGCACCAGCCTGGTCACATGCCTATGGTCGCCCAACAGCAATCATTCTAGGAGACACAGGGTCTTAACGTAGTATACAATCGTATCTAAGCCAAGGACCCTGGAACTAAAAACTCCAGGGTTTTTCTTTTTAAGGAGAACAGCGATGACAACAGAAGAGTACTGGAAGTGGATTCACGATAACGTGCAATAAGCGTTATCAAGTGCAATGGCAACGCGAGCCTGCAACACTCAAAACTGCAAATGGGCGGCCTCGGGGATGGCTTGTGTTCTTGTACACAAAAAAAATCCGAGCGTATCAAAGCATATTCTTAGAGTGTGTTTTGATACACACATTGGCAACAGTGTGACGTGGCTCGTTAGTATAGTGGCAGTGCGGAAGTCTCCAAAACTTCTAGCGGTGGTTCGATTCCATCACGAGTCGCCAAATTATGGGCTGTTGGTATAGTTGGGAACACAGTGGCTTTGCAAGCCTCAGTCCCCGGTTCGAACCCGGGACGGTCCACCAAATTGGAGAGTGAGAAGCATTGGTGACTTCAGGAGACTGTAAATCTTCCACCTTACGGTATACGGGGTTCGAATCCCTGACTCTCCACCATGTTTTTAAGGCAGGCATGAGTGCCTGCTAAGTAGTTTTATTCCGCAGAACCCGAGCAAGGTGCATGGGCGGGACTGTTAATCCCTGGTTAGTTCGGTCCGATTCCGAAATGCGGAGCCAGTAAGTATGGAGTATTGGCCGACCGGTTAAGGCAACAGTTTGCTAAACTGTCGTTCAGAAATGGGCGAGTAGGTTCGATTCCTACATACTCCGCCAAAATTTGCCCTATTAGTATAATGGCATTACACCGGTTTTGTAATCCGGGTACGGGAGTTCGATTCTCTCATGGGGCACCAATCATATCGCTGTCGTTCAATGAACAGGACACCATGCTACGAACGTGGGGATGGAGGTTTGATTCCTTCCAGCGGTACCAAATATTTTAAAAGGAGAGTCCCATAGACTGTGACAAGAGTGATAAGATTAGTGGGGGTATAACTTAACGGCCAAAGTAGCGGGCTTTTAACCCGTAAATCAGAGTTCGATTCTCTGTGCCCCTACCATATGAAAACATATTTGCTTGGTGTGTTTCTATATGGTGCGTGTCGTCAAGCGGTCAAGACCTCGGATTGTGATTCCGATATGCGTGGGTTCGAATCCCATCATGCACCCCAATGGATGAGTAGCATAATGGTAGTGCGCCTCCTTCATACGGAGTCAAGTGGTAGTTCGACTCTACTCTCATCCACCATAAAGTTTTTGTTCGGGAATAGTGTAATGGTAACACTACAGACTTTGACTCTGTCATTCTAGGTTCGAGCCCTAGTTCCCGTGCCAGTATTTTCCCCGTTAGCTCAAAGGTAGAGCACTCGACTGATAATCGAGAGACCGAGGATCGTTACCTCGACAGGGAACCAAATGTCTTTACAATATCCAAAAAATATTGTATACTACATGTTCAACGCGGGATTAGTTTAGTGGCAAAACGCTATCCTTCCAAGTTAGAGTTGAGAGTTCGATTCTCTCATCCCGCTCCAAAATTAAGGAAAAACTTATGGACATGGATCAAGCGGCGGTATTTTTAGCCGGTAGTGTTTTGACAGCATTAGGCTTTATTGCTGTGGCAATTGGAATTGTGGTGATCAACAACATCATTGCCCGCTTCTGGCGACCTGTTAGAATTTTTACAGAAGACAGCTGGAAAGGTTTTGGTGGCAATGCAGGATTTGCCGAGACATCAGAGATAGAAAAGTCACAAGAGCCGTTGTCGGCCAAGAAATAAAATTACCCGAGTATAGCGCAGCCTGATAGCGCATCTGGTTTGGGACCAGAGGGTCGTAGGTTTGAATCCTACTACTCGGACCAATTAGGAGAATAATATGCCAATGTATGAAACAACAGTTCGCACACCACAGGGCGAAGAAAAAAAGCGTATCTATGCGGGCACACCGCAGGAAGCCAAGAAGTTGTTTGAGCAGATGTACGGCGGACCTCGAGCCGTTCCTTACATTCCTCATATTGTGCCAAGTTAAATTTATGTAGCGGTGCCCGAGTGGTCCAAGGGAACGGATTGCAAATCCGTAAAGCCGTGAGTTCGAATCTCACCCGCTACTCCAAGTTTAGAAAAAGTGTGTTAAAAACTCATTGACTATGGGCCCAACTACCAGGGACCTTATTAGATCCAGCGCCGCTGAACGGGCGAAAGCCGCGGTAGACTGCTAGTCACAGTCGTTTTATGTTGCTGGAGGGACAAGGGCTACCCGAAAGGATGTTCTATACCCTTAAACATCGGGTAGTACTTTTTTTAATTCAATAAGGAAGATGATGCAGCGGGGTTGGTGCCGCGACTGGCCTTGAAAACCAGGTTCCGAGAAATCGGATGGGGTTCGACTCCTCCGTCTTCCGCCAAATACGCCTCGTTAGTTTAATGGTAGAACTCCGTCTTTACACGGCGGTTACGGCAGTTCGATTCTGTCACGAGGTACCAATTACGCCTCTTTAGCTGATGTGGTCATAGCACCGGATTGAAAATCCGGGGAACCAGGGTCGGAACCTGGAGGAGGCACCAACAAGGGATCTAGTTTGAACTTTAGATTCAGCGGCTCTAGCATGGCATTCACAGTGAATTGTCTAGTGGTGGTAGCATGAGTTTCTGGCACATACGGCTGTGTACCAGATATTTGGAATAACGTTTGCATAGCATGTTCAATTGTAATCATAATGATATTTATTTGCCCCGATGACGGAATTGGTATACGTGTTGGTCTTAGAAGCCAAATTTTGAGAGTTCGAGTCTCTCTTGGGGCACCATTCAGCGAGTATGGAGAAATTGGTAAACTCAGAAGATTTAAAATCTTCCGCTTAGGCTTGCCGGTTCAAGTCCGGCTACTCGTACCAATTGCCCCGGTAGACAAATTGGCAAAGTCATCTCTCTCAAAAGGAGAAATTCAAATGTGGGTTCAACTCCCACCCGGGGTACCATTAATAAAACTGTAACAGTTTTTGAGTTAAATAGAAAGACGATGATGAAAAAACTAGACATTGACCAAGTGGCACAGTTTATACGGGCGCAAACACCCGAAACTCGAATCTATCTTGGTTGCGATTCAGAGCGTGTAAAAATCAACGGTGCCTGGCATGCTGACTATGTGTTGGCCATTGTGGTACACATCAATGGCAACAACGGTTGCAAACTGTTTGGTGAAGTGCAACGTGAACGCGACTGGGATCAACGAGCCAGTCGTCCCAGTTTAAGGTTGATGACCGAAGTGTACAAAGTGAGCGAATTGTACTTGAAACTGGCCGAAGTACTAGAAGGACGTGAAGTTGAAGTTCACTTGGACATCAACCCAGACGAAATACACGGATCAAGTTGTGTAATATCACAGGCCATAGGCTACATCAAAGGTGTGTGTAATGTTATACCTTTTGTCAAACCCGATGCGTTTGCGGCTTCATATGCGGCAGATAGATTCAAAGATCTACGTGCAGCCTAACAAGTAATAACAACACGGCCCTGTCCTCTGTGAGTTGCCCACTCCCGGAAGTTGGCTCACACGACAGGGTTTTTCTCAAATGCGGGATTGGTGAAGTGGTATCTCGAAATCTTGCCAAGGTTTAGTGACGAGTTCGATTCTCGTATCCCGCTCCAAATATTTGTAATTTTATACTACAATAACTCTTGAATATTATTGACAAGTCCAGCATAAATACTCGACGTGAATTGGAGATTTATATGCCTACAACTACTGTAGTTTTCGGGGGATTTGCCCATCATCGCTTATCTGAAAGCGAATTTGTAACAGCAATGTCTGCTTACAAAATGAATTTCGAATCAATTTTAGAAAGATTTACAAAAACGCACGGATGTTCAAGTGATAACCTTGTAAATGAATCTGTAGTTGAAAGTGTGACTGAAGGCACACCAAGACATATCAGTCGTACTTGGCCCGATCTTGCCACTGCACAAGCCTGGGTTGATGTTGTTCTATCAGAAAATTTAGGTCAAGGACTCGAATATCCTCCAATGATTATTAGTGCCCAAGTTAATCCTGAATAATTATCTGACTAACTTTGGTGTCAACTAAGTAATTGCACCATGAAAATTACGGCACTAGCAACATTTGGCGCAGAAGTTACAGATCTTGATTGTTCTCAGCGGCTAAGTAGTCAAGCAATTGCTGATTTAAAATCAACGCATCTCAAGGAACATCTGTTGATATTCCGGGATCAACAAATTACCCCTGATAAACTTGTCTTTTTTTGCAAAAACTTTGGAACATTAGCATCTAACAATCATCCAGTGCTTGATTTCCCTTTGCCAAGTCAACCCGAAGTGTTGGTATTATCCAATATTGTCAAAGATGGCCGGCCACTGGGTATGCGTGATGCCGGTCTCTACTGGCATGCAGACAGCAGTTGGAAAGAGTATCCTGGCTATGGAACATTTTTACATGCACAGTTATTGCCTTCTCAAGGTGGTGATACCCTGTTTGCTGATCAACAAGCCGCATATGATGATCTCAGTGCAGACATGAAACAACAATTGCAATGCCTACAAGCCGAGCATGTGTACTATCTTAAATATGACGAATTGCAATCTCGGAATCCTTGGCGACAAAGTCTTTCTGATGAACAACGGGAGTTGAATCCTCCTAGATTGCAATCTATTGTACAACAACATCCAGTAGGTGGATTCAAAACTTTATGGGTAAACCCACATTTTACTTCTAGAATCGACGGGTTGCCCGAAAAAGAAGGCCAGGAACTCCTGCAATTTTTATTTGAGCACACTACCAACCCCAGATATGTTTACCGACACAAATGGAAACCGTTTGATATTGTGTTTTGGGATAATCGTGCATTGATGCATCTGGCCGCTGGCACGCCAGATGATTGTCCACGTGTTATGCATCGAACTTGTCTTGTAAGCACTTCAAGAGTTACATAATACTATTCCTGTTGGAAAAAATTCATAACAAAATTACTTGATTTAGGTGACCAGTTCGATTCTGGTATTCCGCTCCAGTTGCTCCTATAGTATAAAGGCATTACACTACATTGGTAATGTAGAAACCCAGGATCGTTACCCGGTGGGAGCACCATATTCGGCCTTTAGTTCAATGGATAGAATCCCGGGCTTCGAACCCGGAAATGTGGAGGTAATTCCTTACAGGACCTGGCCACCTGATAAGTTTTCAAGTAAATATATCATGAGCAGCAATATAAACTATTACAAAATAAAAATAATAAAAAAATTAATTACGAAAACAAATCAAGCTAGAACACAGTTACTCGATGAGTTGCTGGTAAACGCTACAGATCCCACTATAGTTAAACGTAGGATTAGGATGCTGAAACATCTAAATTTGTATGAGAACCAATTGCTGGTCAAGATACAGAATTTTCAAACAGATGATGCCGGTGACCTTGACGATTTTCAAATAGATCTCTATATATATATAATAATTAATCGAAGCGCATGAAACCATTGTTATCAACAATTAATCCTAGTTTTTTTTATAGAATACTAGACTGGCAAAACAAACCGTATCAGTTGATAGGCAGTCTTGCCAAGGTTGAAGGTTTTGATCGTTACAATAATCTGATTGAGTTAAACTCTATATTTTCAAGCAATCCAGCCGGTATGCCTGTAGATAGAACACAAACTGTTCCTGGACCTTTTGCGTTTGCAGTACAGCGGCCTTGGCAAGCCCCTGTAGCAAAACAAACCTTTGATGAAGTCATGGCACAAAGAGTCGACAACTACATCGGCACAGGAGAAAAACTTAACCTGTGCTGGAGTGGCGGCATTGACTCAACCTGTTTGGTAGCAGGATTCTTAAAACATGCCACACACCTAGATCAATTGCGTGTGTTATACTCCCCATTCAGTGTATACGAAAATCGCGAATTCTTTGAATATCTACAAAAAAATTATCCCACATTAGAAATGCTAGACATCAGCGGTGATGTGTATTTAGAAACAGTTTTTGATGGTATTATGATTAACGGCCACGGTGGCGACGAGTTCACAGCCAGTCTTGACGAAAGTTTCTTTGATAATCTAGGTTACCAAGTTCTACACAAGCCCTGGCAGATTATAATAACAGATCCGTCACTGCAAGAATTTTGCACAGAATATTTTGCATTAGCTCAACGACCTATTGAAACGGTGTTAGAGGCACGTTGGTGGTTTTATGCTGCAACTAAAAATCAAATCTTTTCTCCCAAAGACAGTGCATTCACACAAACCGCAAAAACCAGTGCGTTCTTTGACTTTGCAGGGTTTGAAAACTACATGTGGCACAATATAAATCAAGTAATCGACCATGACAATTATGCATCGTATAAACAATTTATGAAGCAATACATAAACTGTTTCTACGCTAATGAGCAATATCTCAAAATTGCTCGTAAAGTAGGTAGTATGCAGTTCATATGGTATACAAAAAAGAAAACAGAACTACTGGCACAGCAATGGATTGCATATCTTGAAGATGGCACTGGCATACGTACCCCTAATTTGCCGTTGTTCAGCAAATGTGAATTTCAAAATACCTACGGAGACAGTCTTGAGTATCTATTCAATTATCACTGATGGTAAGATTTCTTATGTAAAAACAGCATTATTAGAGATAGAATTTTCTGGTACAGCAGAAGATCCTGCAATGTTTGTATCCATTTTGATCGATGACGAGATTGTGACCACAAAGCAATTATCAACCGAGATCACCAGATTCAAATACAATATTCCTGATAGCAACCAAACAATTGAACATGAGCTACGCATAGAAATTAGTGGCCGGCCGATAGGTGCAATGTTACACATACGCAGTATCAGTATTGAAGGTTTATGTATGCGATCGACCATGAGTAATTCAGGCACTAGTAAACAAAACGGTGAGCCTGCTGTGCCATCTGAGTACATGGGTCAACTGGGTTACCAAAGCCTAAAGTTTACTACCCCGATCTATCCTTGGCTCCTGGCCAATGAAAGTGACAATACTTACTATTACCCTCATTACAAAATACAATGGCAAAATGCCTTGACTTAGGCAACTGCTATACTATATAATAGTGTTGTCAACAAGGAGGAAATATGACACAATCTGTAAAAGGTACACTTACCGAACAAAACTTAAAAGCGGCATTTGCCGGAGAAAGCCAGGCCAATCGTCGTTATTTGTATTTTGCAAACATGGCCGATGTGGCCGGAGACAATGATATCTCTGCACTGTTCCGTAGCACAGCCGAAGGCGAAACAGGTCACGCACATGGTCACATGGAATACCTGATCGATGGTGGTTCAGGAGATCCTGCCACAGGCATGGCAGCGAAGACCACTGCCGAAGCACTGGAATCAGCCATACACGGAGAAACACACGAGTACACTGACATGTATCCGGGCATGGCAAAAACTGCTCGTGACGAAGGCCTGGATGAGATTGCTGACTGGTTTGAAACCCTGGCCAAAGCCGAACGTTCACATGCCAACCGCTTTACCAAAGCGTTAGAAGCTCACAAGGCCGCCCAGTAAGGAACTGCTATGGAATACGTATGCACTGTATGTGGCCATGTCCACAATGAAGAGACAGATGGCAAGTTTGAAGATTTGCCAAAATACTATAACTGTCCAGAGTGTGGTTGCGGTAAAGAAGAATATCAACCATTATGACTTGACAACAATGTAGAACTATGTTAAAATAGTTCTACATTGTTTTACACAGGTGATTATGAGCAACGATCTAGCCCGATATATAAACTCAAAACGACGTCACAAAACAGACGTGGCCATAGCCAGGCAAGTAAACATTGCCAAAAGCCATGCAACATATAACCAACGTAACATCAAACAAACACATCGATTGGCCAAACACCATGCCATGGATTGTGGAAATCCCGGTTGTTTCTTGTGCGGTAATCCACGCAAGACACACAAGGATAGATTGACTCAGCAAGAAAAACGACTGTTTCAAGACTTAGAAAAAACTTCAGATCGACACTCAAACGGATTACCAAAGGACCAAGATGAATAACGTACAAACTAGACAAGATGAACTGGTATATGAATCAACCCTGGGGCTTAGTAATGAGGCCGCAGTTGCCGCAGTAGAGAATCGATATGACCTAGTGCTTATCGGTGCTCGCCGTGCCAGAGAACTGGGCCGAGGCGATCTAGTTCGTGTGTCAGGGCCCAAGCACAGTGCTGTGGTCACTGCTCTCAAAGAGATTGAACTTGGTCTTGTTGGTCGAGAGTATTTGACCAAGCAATTGGACATTGAGCCACGTCGACGCTACCGGGACAATGGCGGATACTGATCCACCTAACTCGGCCAAGGGACGCGAAAGTTTTGATGTCAATACTGGCAACACACTGGTACATTTTTTCAACAGAAATGTAACGCCTTACGCCACAAGCACCCTAGGTCCTCAATTTGATCTAGTGCCTGTTGAACGACAGAAGGATCTCATGATCAACCATGCCAGGATGTATGCCCAGCAGGAGTATGATCGTATCATGGAACTGGTCACAGTGCTAGAAAAACAAGCACAAGACATTCGTCGCAGACTTGATGTTACTGATGCTGTATATGCCGCAGAATACCATTTTCAAATTGTAATGGGCAATTGCTATTGGTTGGTGTGGCACAAGCGGCATGAGAAAAATCTGTTGGTGCTTACTGGACCCACAGACTGGAACACTGGCGTGCCTGAAGATTACCAGTACATAATGCAGGTCAAATACATGGGTGATCACACCTGGCAAGAAGTAATACCTTAGTACTACTTGACCAGATATTGTCCAAATGCTATAATTACAAGTACAAGAAAGGAGCACAAGATGCCAGCAGTATTTTTAGTCAGTGACACGCACTTTGGACATGCTGGTGTGTGTCACTTTACACATCCCGATGATGACACAGTAAAATTGCGTCCGTGGACTGACCCCGATGAGATGGACGAGGAAATGATCCGACGCTGGAACGACACAGTCAGATCTAATGACAAGGTGTACCACTTGGGTGACGTTGTGATCAACCGCCGGGCATTAAAGACATTGAGTCGCTTGAACGGGGACAAAGTGTTGATCCGTGGCAACCATGATATCTTCCGCGATGACGAATACCGCGAGTACTTTCGTGAGTTGCGGGCGTACCATGTGATGAACGGAATGATCTTGAGTCACATTCCTGTGCATGAGGCTTCGTTGGGTCGCTTTGGTGTGAACATTCACGGACACTTGCATGCCAGTCGTGTTAAGAAGGCACGTGGCATAGATGCCAAGACCGGAACTGTATTGTACGGCAAGGAGATTGATCCGCGGTACCATTGTGTTTGTGTGGAGCAAACTGACTTCGCTCCCATCTTGTTTGAAGACGTGATCAAACGCATCGAAGCAGAAGGTGGCGTAGTTGGGTTTCAATCCGGCAATTTCAAAACCGAGCACCATGTGGATAATAAGTAATAGTCTAGTTTTACCAAAATCCTACATACTGTAGGGCTTTTTGTACAGTAAATAAAATTTTTAAGAAAGAATAATTTTTAATGAATAACTCAAATTTAAAACACTACCAACAAACAGGGTTTGATGAAGTAGGTGGTTGGTGTAATCATGCATTGTTTGATGTAGTTGATTATTTAGACAGTTTTGATTTTAACAAATCCGGTGGATGCATGGAGATTGGTGTATATCAAGGCAAGTTTTTTATCTTGCTGAACAGTGTGATTGATCCTGAATACCAAAGCCTTGCTCTGGATATTTTTAGTGATCAGTTCTTGAGCCTGGATCAATACGGAAATGAAAATTTGGCCGCATTTGAGAAAAATATTGAACAGTTTGATGCCCACCGAGGTTCAAATGTTAGAACTGTTCAAGCTGATTCTACTGACAGTCACCTAGTAGAGAAATTTGATATCAAGCCAGGATACTTTAGATTTATTTCTGTGGATGCTGGACATTCAGTTCAACACACAGTTTCCGATTTACATCTTGCAAATCATCTGGTGTCAAATGAAGGTGTGGTTATTTTGGATGACTTTTTCCACTGCCATTGGCCTGAAGTCACCGAGGGTGTGGGAAGATTTTTAGATTCTAACCCAACCTTGGTTCCTTTTGCCATGGGTTACAACAAATTGTTTCTCTCAAAAATCAGTTGGCAACACAGGTATTTTGGGGAATTTACGAACATGTCTTTGCGTTCTAAAATTGTGACTTTGTACGGACATAAAGTTGTGGTTCTAGGCTCGCACTAAACTCCAAATCTGCGACAAAATATCGCAGAAAAAGACACAAAGCCCTACTCCGTGTAGGGCTTTTTTTTGACTTGACCAATAATTCAAGATCGGTTATAATCATAACATGAAATTAGAAATCAACGAAATACTACAGTGGACCGGAGCAGTGTTTATCATAGCAGGCCACAGTCTCAACGCCGTGGGTCCTGCGGCCTATCCCTACAATATCCTTGCATTTTTCCTGGGTACTATACTGTTCATGGCATGGTCAATTCGTGTTGCAAATAAGCCACAGTTGTTGGTGAACATTGTTGCACTGGCAATTGGGCTTACAGGACTAGTCAAAGCATTTGGTTGACCAATAATTACCCATTTGCTATAATATACACATAGACACACAAAAGGAGCCAGCAATGAGAAAAGCATTTGAAGGACTTAGCACTCAGGAAATCAACCAAGTGCGTATGTACGGAACCACAGAATCCCGGATGCGTGAAAGCATCGAACGCTCTGCTACTTTCAAGTTTTCAGGTGCTGAGATGATTGTGGCAGGCATGTTGAGCGATGCACAAGAAATGTTCGCCTACAATCGGCCTGATGCAAATACCATCGAAGAGCACCGTCAACTTATGAACCGTGCCAAGTGGGCATTGTTTGAATACATGAGCAAGGAGACAGCATGAGCCGTATGAGCGAACTTGATATTGACATTCGGTCCTTGCTGGAGAAGGGTCGGACTGCAATGGACATTGCCCGTGAACTGGAGATCCCAGTATCTTGGGTCTACGAGAATCCAGAGGCACAAGAACCCGAAGAAGTTCTCAGCCCTTTTGCTACAATAAACAGTTGACCACAAAATCAACATCTGCTACAATATAGACTTATTAACTTGAAAGGCACAGCCCATGTCAGAATCCCGCACAGTTACCGCGCTTCAAGCAAAAAAATCTTTGCTCAAAGCATTCAAAGTAAAACGTCCTTTGTTCTTGTGGGGTCCTCCCGGCATTGGCAAGAGTGAACTGGTTGAAGGCATTGCCCGAGAACTTGGTGGCTTGATGATTGACCTGCGCCTGGGTCAAATGGAACCCACGGACATTCGTGGTATCCCGTTCTACAACAAGGACATTGGCAAGATGGATTGGGCTCCTCCTGTGGAACTGCCCGATGAAGAAATGTCCAAGGACTACCCCATTGTGGTCTTGTTCTTGGACGAACTTAACAGTGCCGCACCTAGTGTCCAGAGTGCCGCTTATCAACTTATTTTGAATCGACGCATTGGCAAGTATAAATTACCCGACAATGTTGTGATGGTTGCCGCAGGTAACCGTGAAAGCGACAAGGGTGTGACCTATCGCATGCCAACTCCGCTGGCAAACCGCTTCATCCACCAAGAGATGAAGGTGGACTTTGCATCGTGGCAAGAGTGGGCAGTTAACAACCGCATCCACAAGGACGTGGTAGGTTACTTGAGTTTTGCCAAGCAGGACCTGTACGACTTTGATGCCAAGAGTGCCAGCCGTGCATTTGCTACACCACGCTCATGGACATTTGTAAGCCAGTTGTTGGACGAAGGCGATGACGACGACACCACAATGAACCTGATTGCAGGTACTGTGGGTGAAGGTTTGGCAGTGAAGTTCATGGCCCATAAAAAGGTTGCCAGCCGCATGCCCAACCCTACAGACATCTTGAACGGCAAAGTCAAAGACTTGAATGTTAAAGAAGTGTCGGCCATGTACAGCCTGGTAATCTCCATGTGCTATGAGTTGAAGGGTGCAGTAGAGAACAAAGTGGAAGACAAAAAATTCCATGAGATGGCCGATAACTTCCTGGGCTACATGATGAAGAACTTTGAGACCGAGTTGACTGTGATGGGTGCTCGTATTGCATTGACCACATACGACTTGCCGTTCCTCCCAACCAAGTTGAAGAACTTTGACGAGTTCCACCAACGCTTTGGCAAGTACATCTTGCAGGCCAGCGCCTAAGTTTAAGGGGGGTGGTGGTTAAATACACAGGGCTGTGTCGCACTGCCCTCCTTTCTATATGAAATATAAAGTTGTAAAACTAGATGCAAGGTACAGTCATAACACTGCCTACCAGTACATGATTGAGTTTTCAAAAGGACATTGGATTGGTACTGGTGTGTTGAGTTTTGATCGTGCTCGACGTTGGTTCACCACAACCTATGGATGGGGTCAAGACGTTGAAGTTCGAAGTGAACTGCTCCGATCAAAGCAACACCACGAGGAAGAATTTGAACCAGATGATATCAACTCCACTTGGTCCTTCAGTGCCAAGTACAACGACTATCGGATCTATGTTGCAACAGACAAAGAACTCAGTTGGTTCCTGTTGAGCCACCCTATGTCATAGTAAATGAAAAATAAAAAATACTTTTGTTACGAAATTTATAAAAATCTTGCCATATGGTCTCACAACGGTAAGTTAGGATATAATCCTTGTAGTTTTTTTAAGGGTTATATTAAAGAGTCAACCGAGTTTGATTTAGATCAGGTTTGGAATGGACCCGAACGTGCCGAATTAAAAAAATGTGTCGAAAACGACATACCTATATCTGGGTGTCAAACCTGTTACAATGCCGAAGCTAATGGACAAGAAAGTCGCAGGCAAGGGGCAAAACGACTCTATGAAGAGTATCACAAAGATACCGAAATTGATCTAGAAGGTCCACAAGGACTTGACTATAGTGTTGGTAATCTTTGTAACTTAAAATGTGTTATATGCGGCCCACATAACAGTTCTCAATGGATCCCGGACTATCAAAAATTACATCCAAATCGTTCCATTGAGTTGTTCCAATATAAAAAATACGAACAACTTGAAATTGATGATGTTGAATTATTAAAAAATTTAAAATCTTTACATTTTCATGGAGGTGGAGAGCCACTATTGTCAGAAAATCATGTTAGACTACTATCAAAAATACACGAGATAAAAGGATTATCAGACGTTAGAGTATTCTATAACACCAACGGCACAAAAACTGTTTCTGATGACATTCTAAAATTATGGGAAAAATGTAAACTCATTGAGATTTATTTTAGCATAGATGATGTTGGGCAACGTTTTGAGTATCAACGAACCGGGATTCAATGGAAAGAATTAGAATCTAATTTAGACTGGTACTATAACAACATGCCACACAATCATATGTTCAACATAAATTGTACTTGGGGGTATCTTAATTTTTTCTATCTCAATGAAATATATGATTGGTGGAAAGAAAAATTTCCTTACAACAGATATCAGGATCCGACCAATTTAATTTTCCAAAAGGCTACCAAACCCTTTGCTCTTAATCACGTGTCGCAAGATACTTACTCTGCACTAGAGAACAAATTTCACAACTACAAAGATATACAATCATTGTTAAAGTTATTAAATATTAGTGATCAATCGCATAATAGTTTTTGGACAGACATATCCAAATTAGATAAAATAAGAAACACAAATTTTAGAATGCTAAATCCAGAATGGAGTAAATTTATATCATGATGCTTTGTACGGGAAATCCGGAACATATTACTGTTGCGTCTGCCATTAGAAGAAAATTTCCTAATGCAAAATTTGCAAGTAGAGCCACTGAATTCGATCTTAGATTTTGGACTCCGGGCAGTGAAGATTTTTTTAGAAAAGAAATTAAGAACTACAAAATCTTTATTAATAGTTCTTTTATTTGTGGTGGTGGCCAATTAGCATTGCTAGAAGCCACATGGGATGAGTGGTCTAAAAACAACATCAACGGTCATATTATAAACATCGGAAGCAATGCCGAATGGATGGGTGTTACTGGTATTCCTTCAGACAGTATCTACGGAACTTATAGCATACAAAAAAGATCTTTGCGAGATCGCAGTCTTCAGTTAAACAAGAAAAAAGGAATTAAGACTTCTCATATAATTGCCGGCGGGTTAAACGATGGCAAACCCGAACATGCCACATGGTTAAGTTTAGACAGACTAGCCAACACTATTGAATGGGTTATAAACCATGAGGAAAATATTCCACTTTTAGAAATCCAAGCAGGTGCTTGATTTTGTAATACTCCAGTATTACTTGACCAATAAATCGTGATCTGCTATAATATACACATAAGCAACAAAGGACACACATGACTACCAGTACAGTAAACAAAAAAGAGTCTGATAAGTTTAAAGATCTTATTGGGCCCATGGATACTAAACTTGACAAAGTTGTGCGTGAAATGTTGATCACTGCCCGTGTGGGCCTGTTGCTTAAAGCGTCATTCTTTGGCAACCTTGCTACTCGCTTGAAACTAGTAAACGCAGATGAGTGGTGTGCCACTGCCGCAACAGACGGCAGAAACTTCTATTACAATAGTCGCTTTATTAAAATGCTCAAGCCCAAAGAGATTGAATTCTTGTTTGGACACGAGGTCCTGCATTGTGTTTATGATCACTTTGGGCGTCGCGGCAGTCGCGATCCACAGTTGTTTAATATTGCCAATGACTTTGCTGTGAATGGCGACTTGGTTAAACACAAGGTAGGTGAGATGATTACCACAGTGCCTTGCTTGTTCGACCGCAAGTATGAAGGCATGAGTTCAGAAGAGATCTATGATGCTTTGTACGAAAAAGCAGAAAAGATCAACATCAGCGATTTGCTGGACAAAATGATCGACGAGCACATGGATGGCGAAGGCGATCCCAATGATGGTGGTGATGATGATCAAGAAGGCAAAGGTCGTCCCAAACTCACTCCCGAAGAGCGCCAACAAATCCGTGACGAGATCAAAGAAGCCATGCTGGCGGCAGCCGCCACCGTGGACGGTGCAGGTAATATCCCAGCAGGTGTCAAGCGTCTTATACAAGACATGACTGAGCCCAAGATGAACTGGCGTGAATTGCTGCGTATGCAATTGGAATCCACCATCAAGAGTGATTACACTTGGATGCGAGCCAGCCGTAAAGGTTGGCACATGGATGCGGTCATGCCCGGTATGAAACTGGATCCCATGATTGACATTGCTGTTGCACTGGATGCTTCAGGTAGTATCAGCACAACAATGTTGAAAGACTTCCTGGGTGAAATTCAAGGCATCATGGATTCATTCCCTGCGTATCGTATTCACGTTATCACGTTTGATACTGATGCATACAACCCTGCACAATATGACTCGGAAAACCTGGAAGACATCTGTGACTATGAAGTAACAGGTGGTGGTGGCACTGACTTTACATGTATCTTCAAGTACTTGAAGGACAATGAAATTGAGCCCAAGCGACTGGTGGTGTTCACAGACGGCTTGCCGTTTGGTTCCTGGGGCGATGAGAATTATGCAGATACTGTTTGGATCTTGCATGGTACCACAACCATTGAACCACCTTGGGGTCAATATGCCTACTACGACGAGGCTGAGTAATGAATGAACGTGTAGAAAAATTTGCACGTGAATGCGGTGCTTGGAATCAAGTGTATGGCAACCGGAACTTCATGATTGACGAACACTTTGATATTGAAAAGTTTGCCCGGTTAATTGTCCGGGACTGTACTCACATGGCAGAATCTTTCCATCATCATCAATACGATTTTACAGGTAATTTAGAATTACACGAATTTATAAAAGAACATTTTGGACTTGAACCATGACCGAACTTGAAACTGCACTAAAAAATCACGACTGGAGTTTGGATGGGTATACTACTCGACCCGGTATAGACCAACTGATCAAAGAAAATCCCGACACAAGCAAAGTACTATGGGAACAATATTGTCCGTGGAGTGAGACCAATGGTGGATATATCAAATGGAGTCAACATGCATGACTTTTTGCAAGCACTGGGACCTTTTGTCTGGGGTTTTGTACTAGGATACTTTTGGCATCCTGTATGGACCTTGTGTAAGAGGATTTATCAAGAGGCCCGACTGGCCAAACACCAATGGAGGAACCCCGATGGAAATCGAAATGATTGAGAAAACAAAAGATCGATTTGATCTTGAGCAGGAGATTTTGGAGTGCTGGAAGGTCACATCTGACATTCAAATGTACGTCGATCAAGGTGCCGCAACAGAAGATTTCAAGGTACTAGCCGAATACTACGAGCGCAAGTTCAATCTCTTGTGGGAAACTTTCGAATCAATGATTCACGAAAGAAAGATGTGAGCGAGATTCAAAAACGCATGGCTGACCTCATGCGTCCGATAGAGCAACAGATCCTCATGTGCGATGATCGTGAGGATCAATTGATGATGGCTTGTGCTATGTTGCAACGCACAAGAGAATTGTTCGACTATCACATTGGTGAAGAAGGACGTAAAAAAATGTTTAAGGATTTAATATAATGTACGCATGGATAATAAAACATCAAGATGTTATTTCTGGCTTTGTGTCAGGTGTTAGTTTGATGGTTGCCGCAGATTACTTTGCTCGAGGCGACATGGCATATGGCAGTTTGAGTCTATTTGTTTCAGTAGTAAACTTGTTGCTGTCTGGCAAAAAAATGGGTCAGCATGGGCAGTCAAACTGATTACTTTGACCGTATAGGCTACCAAGCCGTATGGGACATAGGTGATCGTGTTACAGGTAAGTGGAACCGGATCCCGTTTGTGGGCACGGTTGGCAACGATCGCTTGCTCAACCACCGGGACGGTCCTGAGATCACCATACACCTAGATTTACCCATCCGGCATGACAATCGCATATATAACTTTATCATTGTCAAGCACAAGGATATTAAGGAGTACAAATGAACTCAGTCGACATGGCCACTAACTTGATCTTTAGAGCAAAGAATTTGCAGGAATTTGTGGTAACTACAGAACTTCCAGATGATTTTGCGTTCGGCGGTGTCATACCGTTTGACATGCAGATCACAGGTAACATATTAGAAGCACGGGTTTGGGCAGTGGACTTCAACGAAGCAGTCGATCGATTGAATCAATTTTTAGGGACTCAAAAATGTTAGCATTTGATTATACTTTATATCCTTTTACTGTGAGTTTTAAGCCAATTAATAGGCAAGCAGGATCGTTACGTGAAGAAGTTAACACCACTGTTCGACTTATTGCTAAATCTGCCACTGCACCACTAGCAGTTGCATTCAGTGGTGGAATTGATAGCGAAGTTATTTGTCGCAGTCTAATTGAACAAGAAATAGACTTTGTTGTATTCATTATGCAATATAATGACAAGTACAATGAACAAGATATAGAATGGGCTTTTAAATTCTGCACTCAACATAAAATTAATCCAATTGTATTGAATGTTGACATATTGAATTTCATTGAGCAAGGTGCAAAACCTTATATTGATCAAGGATATAAAAGCCACGAAGTTTTTAGATATCTACAACTTTGGTTAATGGAACAAGCAGAACAACAAGGATATAGTTTAATCATGGGAGGTCGCGAAGATGCAATTTCTAAACATGCAGGACAACCAGTAATAAAGTATAGTCCTACACATGTGATGACCCACGAATGGAATAAATCACACGGCAATCGACACTATCCTAGTTTTTATGAAACTACTCCTGAACTGATAGCGGCGTATTTAGACAGTTCAGTACTAAAAATAGTTTGTCAAGATGTTAATTACTTTGTGCAGAATCCGCTTGGGGTAAGTCCTGAAAAAATATTAGAATTTCAACGTGCTTGGCCCGAGATGGAACGTAGAGTCAAAATGAATGGTTTTGAAAGATTACACCCTGTAAAAGATAATTACCAGAATCAGTTAAGATTACAAATGCCGTTTCTGCCTACAATCACGCTTCCTATTGAACTAATTAGACAGCAATTGGGACTAGTGAATTTCTCCAAAATACCGACTGAAATTATTTCTTGAGATATGTAGACAGTAAATATCTATATGGAAAACACTCAACTTACCATTGCTGATTTAGCATCATTACATGCTCTTATCGATGCCGCATGCACTCGAGGTGCTTTTCGAGCCGCAGAGATGACCAGAGTAGGAGAAACTTACGACAAACTGTCTAGATTCCTTGAGGCCAGTAAGCAACAAGATCAAACAGACCAAGCACCACCACAAGGAGATACCAATGCTTAAACATATAGGACGACACGGAGACCGCAAGGTTGCACTGCTCTTTAGAGAAGTACCAGGCGAGGATCACATGTGCCTTGTGGTATATCCCGACACATTGCCCACACACATTCATAACTCAATCATGTCCACGCTGGAAAGCCCTGCTGGACAGGCAGCTACCAATCTGTCTGAAGTATTGCATCGCAATCTCCTGCCAGATGGTCGTCCACAACTGGAAGCCTTGCACCGAGAAGGCATGATCAAGAAGGTGCCTACCAATCAAGTAATTGTAACTCCCACAACACAGAGTTCAGTCAAACTGGATGAGATGAACAAGATCATCCGTGAGATGGAACAAGGCGGCGAAGCACTCAAGCGACTGCAAGAAATTGACGCCAGTGCTGGCTTTGTTGATCCTGCACAAAAGCGCAAGGCCGAAGCAGAATACAAACGTAGAGAAGAACGCAAATCACAAGACACAGCCACACCTTATGTTCCACCACTACAATCCCCGGATGGTGCCCTGGATGACAAGACTCTTGCGGCCAACATGTTGGCACAGGCCAAGCGCATGGAATCAGAAGCCAAAGGCATGATTGCCGAAGCTGCCAGAATGAAAAAGCAAGCACAAGGATTGAATCCTGCTGTGAACTTATCAGACTATACCATGGCTGATCCTGTTGTCACAACTGCACCTAAAAAAGGTCGTCCTCCCAAAGCCAAGCTAGCGACTGCTGATGCCGTTCAGTGATGAATTTATACAACAGTGGGAACACATAATCTCTGAAGTGACCAAGACCGAAGTTCCACTTGAATGCATCAAAAAAGTTGTGATCAAGTTGGGCGGTAGTCAAGATGGTCGGCGACAAAGAACTTTGAACTTGGCTACGTTACGCCGCCAAGGACTTGATCTTGAAGAACTTGAGATGGTGTTGACCCGCACACTAACCGAACTTGGCGACACAGTTCGTGACATTGACTTTGTGGTTGATGTTACTGAAGTTGCCAAACTTGTACAACCCGAAACTGATCGACTTTTAAAAGATATATGAATGTCCGACTTGTCTCCTATTCGCAACCAACAGAAGACTTTAGAACCCAGGGCATTGACGATGCTCAAGAACTTATCGCTTTCTGCGCACGAGTATCCAATCCCTCCAACCAGTTCAACAACGAAACCAGCGAAAAACTCATCCGTTACCTTGTGCGACACCAGCATTGGAGTCCACTCGAAATGGTTTCAGCTTGCATGGAAATTACGACAACACGAGATATTGCACGGCAAATCCTCAGACACCGAAGTTTCAGTTTCCAAGAATTCAGTCAACGATATGCTGACCCGACAACGGATCTTGAGTTTGTTACCCGCAGTGGAAGACTTCAAGACCCAAAGAATCGACAAAACAGCATAGAGCATGCGGATCACTTGTTGGAGAACGAGTGGTATCGTGCTCAACAACGTGTGATCTATGCAGCCCGACGCGAGTACGAATGGGCTATTGCTAACGGTATTGCCAAGGAACAGGCACGTGCTGTGCTGCCTGAAGGCCTGATACAAAGTCGACTATACATGAACGGTACCTTGCGATCATGGATACACTTTATTGAACTACGTTCAGGTAATGGTACACAACTAGAACATCAAGCAGTGGCAGTTGAGTGTGCTCGAGCCATTGCTGCAATCTTCCCAATGGCCACCGATCTAGTTGCAAAAACTTGATCCATCTGCTATACTAGTGTATGGCAATAACACACACGGAACAACCAGACCACTGGCAACCTGAACAAGTCAAAATTATCGGCGATAAGGCAGTGCGCTTTCGTGATGTATGTGTACACGAGATACGCATGGGCGATGTAGAAGATCCGGACTTATTTGTAGCAGAACCCATATACAAATGGCAAGAATCAGATGCTGGCCGATTCATAATGGAAAATGCTGTGGACAAACCTTACTGGACTCGTAGCATGGACCCACATAGTTATGGACACATGTATCGTATTGTGGCCAGACTCAGCGAACAAAACGAAACTTTTTGGCGACTCAAATGGGAAAATAATAAATGAGTAAATTTTTAGTAACCGGGGGCATGGGTCTGATTGGACACAATGTAGTCGAACGATTAGAAGCAAAAGAACACGAAGTTGTGATTGTGGACATTATGACCAACTATGGTATTATTCCGCAAGACGAACTAGAGTACTTGTTGGATGAGAGACGTAAGAAGATTAAAACACAGCACATATATCGCACTGATATCTCTGATGCCGAAGCGTTTGATCGTGTGGTAGAGAATCACCGGCCAGAAGTAATCATACACATGGCCAGCTTTCCTCGACAAAAAGTTGTGAATGCCAACCCTGCATGGGGTGCTAGAGTCATGATGGAGGGATTGATCAACGTTTGCGAGAGTGCCAAAAAACACCGAGTCGAACGTGTTGTGTACATATCTAGTAGCATGGTGTATGGAGACTTTGAAGACCAGGTGCTAGAAGATGACCCATGCCGTCCAATTGGACAATATGGAATTATGAAACTTGCAGGAGAAGACCTTGTTAAAGACTATCATCGTCGTGGTTGCTTTGACTACGCTATTATTCGCCCTAGTGCTGTATACGGACCCTTGGACGTGGAAGACCGAGTGGTGGCTAAATTTATGCTCACAGCCATGCGAGGAGGCGTGCTCAATGTTAATGGTGCAGGGGAGACGTTAGACTTTACCTATGTGGATGACGCCGCGGATGGCGTTGTTGCGGCGGCTACACGTATCATGAGTGCCAATAAAACATTCAACATTACCAAATCACACTCGGTAAGTTTGCTAGAAGCCGCAGAAATGATTGTGAAGATTGTGGGCCGAGGCACAATTGAAACACGTGACAAAGACGCAGACTTCCCAAGTCGCGGTGCGTTAAATATCGATCGTGCAAGAACCATACTTGGCTTTGATCCCAAAGTAGACGTTGAAGAAGGATTCCAAAAATACTATGAATGGCTCTCTAATTCAGTTTACTGGTCTTCAAAGACAGTATAACAATCTACGCAAAGAGATACTGGACGTTACGGATCAAGTCCTAACATCTGGTCGTCTCATGAATGCAGAAAACACTGCTAACTTTGAGTCATGGTTGGCCTATGAAAATCATATCAAGCATGCTGTTACTTGTCATTCAGGCACACAAGCACTAGAAATTATTGCCAGCTTTGTTCGTCAAAGACTAGGAATACATCCTCCCACTGTACTTGTTCCGTCCATGACATTTCCGGCCAGTGCCAATGCTTTTATTCGTGCAGGTTGGAATATACATTTTGTTGACACAGATGCATATGGTATCATGGATTACAGCAAGATCGACCAGGAGGTATCAATCCAGGGCATACTTGGCATAGGATTATACGGTGCTGCATTACCGGACTGGATGCACAGGCAAGGATCGTTAATCGAAGATGCTGCACAACATTGGCTAGCTGGTAGCAGGTATCGTCATGGTATGGCTTCTGCAATTAGTTTTGATCCCATGAAAAACTTGGGCAACTATGGCAATGGTGGTGCCGTTGTTACAGATGACTACGAGTTGTTGAATTACGCTCGTGGTTGGGTCAACAATGGCAAGAACACCGGGCATGCCGAAGTAGGTACAAACTCACGTATGAGTGAAGTTGACTGTGCTCAAATGTTAGTCAAAACAAAGTACATAAACGACTGGCAAGCACGCCGTAGGTACATTGCTAGACAGTGGATAGATGCATTCAAGGATAGTCCTGTGCGTTGTTTGATCAACGAAACAAACTTTGATACTCATTGCTTCCACAAATTTGTTATTGACATAGACGACCGCGATCAAGTTCGAGCCAGGCTCTTAAAGGCAGGTATTGACACAAGAGTTCACTACGAGCATCCTTTGCACGAACTTCCTGCATACCAACACTACCAAGGGCCCGACATGTTGAGTGCTGCCAGCTCACTCAGTAGACGTTGTCTAAGTCTGCCTATCTACCCCGAATTAACAGACTTAGAAGTAGAATACATCATGGATCAGTTGTTAGAGATCGTATAATGTACAAAGTTTATATTATTTCATTACTATATTCAAATGCAGGTATTCATTCACAATCGGCTTTTCACAGGTACAACAATGCAATAAGATCCTGTCAAGAATTTAATTGGCAAACTGAAATTTTTAACGCTGTCAATGGGTATAACTTACCAGAAAATATTTGGAGCGAATACAATTTACCACCGCCAAAAAGATCAACCAAACGTTTAGATAAATTTGGAAATTTACCTGGGGCACATGGATGTTTTTTTAGTCATTTTACTTTATGGAATCGGTGCATTAGTTTAGATGAACCGATTATAGTTTTAGAAGACGACTCTGAAATTACAGCGGAGTTAATTGAAATCAAGACTAATTTTGATTTATTAAAACTAACACGCCCGTATGTTTTGCATCAAAGTTCTAAATTAGGCTCTTGGTCTGCAGGTGCTTCTGCTTATTGGCTATCACCGACTGGTGCAAAGAAACTTGTAGAATTTTGCAAGACACATGGTCCAGGGCACTCCGACAAATTAATGGGCTCAAATATTTTAAACTGGAATTACATTCCATCTCCAATTGTAAATATAAGGCGTACTCAAGGTAGTAGTACTAATCCAATAAAATATCCATACTAAGACACTATATTGCGTTTGATCAACGCATAAGTGGCCAACCAGGCCCACTCATAACTTTTCTTGAGTGCTGCAAAATCGCCGCCAACTTCTTCATAGTACTCCACAGCATCTTGAGCACCTTTTGAACTCCACCGGCCTGCACCGTGGTCTACCTCAAGCCATTGCTTTAATCTATATTCATTTTCTACGTCAGGTAAACTGGCCCGTAACTTCAGACATTCTCTAAATGCTGTGCGCCAGGCTACCCAGTTTGAGGTATAGTATATGGCATCTCCTGATAGTACAGGCACCACTTCGTGTGGCTGGTCCAGTGTAAAGTCCAGGCCCTGACCTGTGTTTTCTAGTGTGAGTTTTCGATTATAAGCAATCATGCCTTGGTGACCGTATTCAAGATCATTGATTGTGTTTCGTGCATGAAAGATATAGTGCTTGGCCGCTTGCATGCGGTCAGGTTGCCAGGACCAATCAAAGTGTTGGTTGACTCGTAGTTTAGCAAACACAGCAAAGAACCAAGGAGTTTTAGACATGTCGGCGGCTGCTTGGTATGCGGCCACACGACCCGTCACGCCGGAACTTCGATGTAATCTATTTTCTAAATTGTATGTTACACTATTAAGATGTGTAAAATTACTGTCAGCATCACGTTCACCATTGTCAATAAACACAATGTCCAGGGGTTGATCTTTATCTTTGCGATGCGTTCGGTCTATATAAGGATAATCATACAACTGCGTTTTGATATAGGGAACCGCTGTCTTGGGCACAATCACACTGGTAGCACCTGTTGAGAGTGGCACAATGGTTTTGACATTCTCTCTCCATAGTGGAACTGTGGCCAAGTTGCCCGGCACATAATCTGTTGTGGTATACACAGCAAGTGGTCCATCAAACGGCAATGCTTGAACTGCTTGGGCTTGGCTATCGTAGTTGTGTTCTATTACAGGCATGGGTCTACGTGGCACACTGGTACTCACAAAGTTACAGTCATACCATTCTAGCAATTCTGCACGTTCTGCACGACGAGCAAATGAGGGCACATGCATGAAGAATGTGTCCCCAAACTTCTCGCCATCGCTGGCAAATACGTGTAACATTGTGGCTTGCCATTGCTCAGGATGCCACGAAAAGTCAAAATTGGTATAATCACAAATGCTGGAACATACCCACACAAACTCATGTTCAGTGCCTACGCTTCGAGCCAAGCGTATGAGTGTGTCTCGATAGTTGTCAAAGTAACGAACACGCCTAGTGGTGTTGACGATGTTGCCCGCATTACCATCCATGTGATCAATTTCGTATACAGCAGTGGCCACTCTGCTGGTTGTCACACGCATTTGGTCCACAAACTTTAGATCAACAGCACCGGGCACACAATATTGCGGACCACCAGTGCGCTGATGTTGTGTACCAAACTGATATATGTAAGGCGGGTCTGTTGGATCTGGATGCCAAGTGGTGTCAAAAGATTCAATACTGTCGGGAATTGACCAGTTGACACTGTCGCTGTGAACACGTATAATACTGGGTGTGGGATGATAATTTGTGTCAGCGTATGCTGACCGCGGAACTAGATATGTACCAGAATCTTTTTGCCATTGGCTGGGCCATGCATGACGTTGATGTGCTTGCCAAGGTGGGGGCTGCCAAAGCCAATCCCACTCCGAGTAGTCACATAAGTATGTGATCCACCAAAAATATTTTGTGCGGCTCATGGTCTGCGCATGCTCAATCGAATCAGCCTCACGCTCGTGTGCAAATTGATTGGGTTTTACACCCGAATAGAATACGTCATACATGATTAGAATAGATGAAATTTACAACAATACTTTTTGGCCTTGGTTGCGCCAACATCGTCCCGGTGTACGTGCATTGATGTGCGATCCTTTTGGGCGCAGTGATCCTGACAGTGTTATTGGGTATGGTAGAGAAAACATGCACGAACACAATTATATATTCTTTTTCGACCAGGAGCCTATTCATTTGAACATACACACCGAAACATTTGAGCATGTTAGAGCAAACAATGCAGATCTACAAAATAAACGTCCTCCGATTGGTGCTATATGTACCAGTGAGCGTGATAGCGACAATGTAGATACTCTATGCGCCAAGTATGGATGGAAAAGTTATTATTACTTCTTTCACGGCTGGGCAGCACTAGATTGGTATCGAGGATACGATAAGACCTTTTTGATTACTCCGCCTGATGAGCGTAAGATAACAAAGACTTTTATTGCGCCCAATCGCATTATTGCAGGCGAACGTCAACATAGACTGGAAATGTTGTATCACATATTCAAAAACAAACTCACGGACAATCACATCAGTTGTCCGAGTGTGTGTCCTGCTGAAGACATTTCAATCTATGACGCCATCAAACCTTTGGCGACCAAATATCCTGACATACAAGAAGTATTTGCCAAACAATTACTACCCATTAACTTTGCAGGTGAAACAGATCATCCCATGCATTCATGCTGGCTGAGTCTGTTTGATGAGTCAGCAGAGAGTTTGTTGTATCTAGTGACAGAGACTGTGGCCACAGGACGCAGACATCACATCACAGAAAAAACATTCAAACCCATTGCCTTAGGCATGCCGTTTGTTGTTGTGGGCACTCAAGGCAGTCTTGCGTACTTGCGCAGTTATGGTTTCCGCACATTTGAAGGTATCTGGGACGAAAGCTATGACTCAGCAGAGGACGATGTGCGCATTGCACGTATTGCTAGCCTGTTGCGTAGCCTAGACGAATTGTCGCCGGTAGCAAAACAAGACCTGTTTGATGCCGCACAGGAAGTAATCCAACACAATTGGAATCATTTTTACAACGGCGGCTTTGAAACTGTGTTGTGGCAAGAACTACAGGAGATGTTGAATGGCATTGACACTGATAGCGGACCGAATAGTCAAGGGTAAAATATATCCTGCGTTTGCCCCACATGAAGGGCGACCATACACTCAGAGCTGGCGTGAGTTTGGTTCACACTGGCCTTATACCATCCCGTTACGATTGCAAGAGTATTGCGATCACCACGCGGTCAATCTAAACATTGTTGGGTTGCATGATACATGGCCAGCAGATGCTGTGTATCCTATTGGTCTAGGTTTCTTTGACTTTGGTATAGACTACTTTGAACTGTTGCCCGAGCGTGTGTTTACCGAGCTCGGGCACAGTCACATACGCATATTGTTTTATTACCATGAAGGAGATAATCCTGAGCGCATGAAACAAAGACTAGATGCGTTGGTCAAACAACATCAGTTGCCCCCGAAATGCTATGTGTTTGTCAGTGCCAACACTGCCGCACGTGACATTCCTGGTTTTGTTTATTTCAATGACTTTGAACTTTGGTATTACCAACGCAATCACAACGTTGCTCCGTTGGAAATACATGACCGGTCTCGCTCCCGAGACTTCACTGCTCTTGTGCGTTTACACAAACCCTGGCGAGCAATGGCCATGGCCAACCTGCAGCAAAATAAACTGCTGGACAACAGTTACTGGAGCTATTGTGAAACTGTAACTGAGCCTGTGGATTTTGCTGATAGCCCCATTGAGATTGACAGCATAAAAAATCTACGCGAATCAACACAACTGTTTCTATCTCAAACTCCTTATGTGAATGATGAGTTATCTGATAGTGACCGCAACAACCACAGCATGATTGTGCCCAAGTATTATATGGACAGCTATTGTAACATTGTGCTTGAAACGCACTGGGACGCTGATCAATCGGGTGGTGCGTTCTTGACAGAAAAAACTTTCAAACCAATCAAACATGGTCAACTATTCTTTATTGCTGGCTGTGCTGGCAGTCTAGAGCTGTTGAGAGATCAAGGATATCGTGTGTTTGACCAGGTGTTAGATAACACATATGATCGCATCAAAGACAATACTGAACGTTGGGTGCGTCTTTGTGCGGCCATTAAAGAATCACAGCATCGCTTGGCCGATAGATTCGACACGGTCCGACAAGACATAGAACACAACCAGCAGTTATTTCTTGAGACCAAGACTGCTCGCTTAAATATCCTACTCGAGCACATTGATGAATCCTATTAACAGTTATACAAGTTGGCAACCGCTTGAAGAAGTCATAGTCGGCCGTGCGTACAGCCCAGATTATTTTGACTTCATTGAGAACGCACAAGTGCGTAATCAGCTACAACAAATCCTTTTGGAAACTGAAGAAGACCTTGCCAACTTGCAACGCACAATAGAAAAGTCAGGTGCCCGAGTACGTCGTCCTGACCTACCTGACCGGGATCGGTTTATCCGGGGACAGATACACGGCAATGGTGCTCCGCTTCCTCCATTAACTCCACGCGACTGGCAAATCACACTAGGCGACAAACTGCTACGTGTGTTGGCCATGCAGGAACTGGATTCACTATGCAATGAGTACGAGTCCCAGGGCGGTACTGTTATCAATCCACATGGCCCCACGGGCTGGGATAAGAACTGTATCCTTAACCAAGCGAGTGCAAGTTGTATTGTGCGTGTGGGCCGTGATGTGTTCTTTGACAATTCGGACTTCCTAAAGCCCGAGCAGACCCGCTGGATTGTGGACAACGTGCTGGGTCCTGAATATCGCATCCATGAAGCCATCACTGATGGCCATGGAGATGCTGTGTTTGCTATTCTCAAGCCCGGAGTGTTGCTGAGTTCCAAGCACGATGTTAACTTGGATCTTGCTCGAGACTTTCCTGGTTGGGACGTATGCAAGATATGGGATAGCTCAATCTGGGCCGCAATGGAAGTGGGCAAGTTCAAGTACGAACAATCACCAGGTGCTTGGTATGTGCAAGGACAAACACCCACACCTGAGTTCACACAGTTTGTAGACACATATCTAAGCAAGTGGACTGGTTTTGTGGCTGAAACTGTGTTTGATGTCAACTGCTTGGTACTAGACGAAAGCCACGTTATCTTCAGTGCATACAACCGAGAAGTGTTTGACTACTGTCGTCGGCACCGGATTGAACCCATTATCTCGGAACTGCGTCACAGTTACTTCTGGGATGGCGGCATCTCATGCTGTACACAAGACATCCGTCGCCGGGGCGGACTAGAAACATATCTTTAACCCTTGGATCTAAGTGCAAACATATAAGATTTTTCGTTGACAATCTTGTGCGCTAACGACAAATTGATATCATACACCCAATCCTGGACCAATTCAAAATTGGCTTTGTTAAACAATCCTTGCCACATTCGATCACCTAAAATGCTGTAATGATTAGGGTTGAACTCATGAATGTATACACGTTCGTTGCCCGGAGCAGGAACTTCAATAAACACTTGCCCATCGGGTTTTAACACACGATGAAATTCAAACAAGGTGAACAATGGATACGGACTGTGTTCTAGTGCGTGCCTACACCATATAAAATCAACACTGGCATCCTCAATGGGCAAATCAGTCATGCTGGCATGTATCACATCAAATCCTTGTGAAATACATGCATCAACATCTTGTGTGCTTAGTGTTACTCCAGTCACGTTGTTGTATCCCATGGACTGGGCCGACTTTATAAAAATTCCCGGACCACACCCAATATCAAGAATTTTGCATTGTGGGTCTAGATTGAATTCAAGTAAAAATCTTTGAGTTATCTCTGGAATAATATCATCATGAAATCCTCCAGGAACTTCAGTGTACACTGTGTCCAGTGCTCTTTTTTCAAATGATTTAAATTTTTTGTAATCCATTAACTGCAAACCTTAACGCTGTATAACTGTTCAAAACGATCGGCATCTGCTCGATCATTGACCATGGGTTCTCCACGTATGTTTAATGACGTGTTTAACAACATAGGGCATCCTGTTAGCACATACCATTTTTCTAGTAGTTCTCTTATGCCTGATCCATCTTTCGCCACAGTCTGTACTCGGCTGGTACCATCAACATGACATACAGCAGGAGTAAGGCTAGGCTGGCGACACCTAGCGACTGACTGCATATAAGGACTATGATGCCAACCCACTGGCATATCAAAATAGTCATCAGCCACCTCAGCCAGTATGACCGGGGCAAACGGCCTAAACTGTTGTCTACGTTTGATCGCATTTACTTTCTCCTTGATCTCGCTGCCTCTAGGATCTGCAAGGAGGCTACGGTTTCCGAGTGCGCGGGGGCCAAACTCGGCTCTGCCTGATGCCACTCCGACAATTTTGTCACCAAGAAGCCGATCCAGCAACTGGTTAACAGGATAAACACCTGGAATGCAATGGCCCAGATAACTGTTGCGCCAGTTAATTCTACGCCCAAGAGCCAAAGCGGCACAACCGAGACTGCTACCAGCATCACCGGGACAAGGCATAATCCATATATTTTCAAAGTAATCTCCTAGCATTCGGTTGGCTGTGCAATTCAATGCCACCCCACCCATATATACCAGATTTGAATTAAAACCTAGGTTTCTAGCGCGAATCATTACTTGTCGAATAAGATCTTCTGCTACCAACTGCCCAGCGGCTGCAATGTTTTCATTACTGGCGCCTACCAAGAACTCTGCGCTCATGCCTGTGTGAAAGTTGTGTCGCAGTTCAAGATCACGTTCACTAGCAATAACATGTTCACGCATGTCATGATACCAGGTGTTGCGTCCCCAGGCTGCCATGCCCATGGTGATGTATTCTTCGTCCAGTGGGTGTAGGCCAATGCGGCTGGTCACTGCACTGTAGAACAGCCCAATTGAGTGTGGATAAATCTGACGCCATAATCTCTTGTACTGTGCCCGACCTTTTGAATCATATTCGGCACCCCAGATACTGACGGTATCCCATTCACCTATTGCATCTATTACCACCACTGTGGCACGTTCAAACGGGCTGGTTTGAAAGCCCGCGGCCGCATGCGATAAATGGTGATTGTAACTGTGTACCCGCTCAGGTTCAATTTGTCCGCCCAACTGTTTACGTAATATTTGTTTTGTTGTTAGTTTGTCCCATTCAACGCCTTGGCCTGCGTACCATTGTCTTGCTTGTTTTGCCCAAGGGCGTTCATAGTACGCAACTGTTTCAGGACCATATTCAAGAATTTCGTCTAGCAAGCCCTGACAAAAGTCAGCGTCGTTTTTCTTTTTGCTATAACGCTCAGAATGTGCAGCAAACAGTATCTCCCCGTCAGGTGAGACAACTGTGGCAGCGGCATCATGAAAGCCTGCAGAGATACCAAGAATATTCATTTGTAGATAAAAGGATCTCGTTTGCGTAGTTCTTTTAATTTTTTACGATAACGATATTCTAGCGTAATTCTATCCCAAAGTCTGCGAATCCATTTCATTTTAATTCCTTAATTTGTTGTAGATCATAGTCTGGATCACTCCAACTGTAGTTGTATATAGCACCAGCACTTGAAGTGCGAATTGAGTACACATCCATGTGTTGTGCTAGTTGTGCCCAGATTGTTTGGTAATTGGTTGTACCAAATGACCTTTCAAGATCAACCTGCCCCACCTGCGGGTGACCAATTGTGAGGCCGGGATCATCTGGGTTGAATCCATTCCTGGCAAGCCATTCACGAAATTCGGCCAACTGCGTGATTTGCCACGGGTATGCGCCGGGATCACGTGCCCATTCAATGTCAAAGTCCGCAGCGGCCTGAGTCTGTGTGCGTAGTCCTGAGGTAACAAGTTCGCCAATTCGCGAATCTCTGCCTTCGTCACAGAACACTTCCCAATGATGCTTGCCCACTGCTTTATTAACTCCCACATACACACCGCCCAAACTACGATTAATAGTATCGATGCCAAACAACTCTAAGTCTTGTTCATCCAGTTCATAGCGTGGCGCCTGTAACCAGCACATCAATTGCGACGGTCTACGCCATTCCGGTGCCTGCACGGCCTTACGCATACTTAACACAAGACTTTCTAGTTCGTGACACAACAGGTTCAATTGACGTATGTGCCAACGTGTGTGATCATCTGCGGCTGTGTAGTGCGAGCTCATGGCACCTGCTGTGCCCTGAAGATCTTCAAAGTATCTGTGCAGTTGATTCATTCGTGCATGATCAATGTCTAGATCAGCTTGAATCACTGTGCCAGGGCTAAAGAAGTCTTGAATGCGATAATCCAACGTGCTGGCATTAATGGCATTAATTGATCTATTGATCTGTATACACAAATACTCTGCGTTTCTTGCACTTTCTGTCCAGCCTAACCAGCAGTAGTTCTTTTCTAAGTGCAGATTATTATGAACAATATCATTTAATGCTGTGAGCCATTTACGACTTAAACTGTTGTCTTCCACATCTATGTACACAGTTAAGACTTTGTTATCTTGACTGCGTAGATCTATTTCAATCGTATCAAGCAATTTTCATCCACCATTCTAGTACTTCTGGACGGCTGCCCAGGATATCTGTCATTGTTACTGACTGTGTTCTTATTTGTTCTAGTTGTAACACACGGGCTTTGCCTTTTGCAAGCCCTGCACGATATTGATCCGGCCATTGTTCCTCAAATGTGGGCCGGGTCTTTAATTGTAACAGTACATCACGCATGGCACCTGCGGAGCGGCCTGCTAGTTCGTCGATCCATGAATCTAGTATGTGTCTAGGTAATGCTAAAGGACTCAAGATAATATCTGGTGAGAAACTGAAGATAACCTTGGCCAGCAGTTCTACTCCAAACTGTTTTGCCAATTGTTGTATTGCATCCGTTTCGAACATTCCGGGCAAAGTGAGTGTAAAATCAATACGCATTTGTCTGGCATTTGTTGCGTACTGTAGTCCGTGTTCAAAATTACGCTTGAACTGTGCATAATCCAATCCTGTACGAATATATTCCCCAATGTGGTCAGTTCCATCCAGGCTAGCACATATTTGCCAGTCCCGAACATGACTGAGAATATCGTCAAAAAGATCAATGCCGCGATAGTGTACGCGGCTAAGATTAGTATTGTATCTAGCATATAATTTCCCCCCGTCTCCTAGTTCTACGATTCGTTTCATGTAACGCCAGTGCTGTTCGTACATCAGGGGTTCGCCACCCACCCAGTATATTTCTTCTACTCTGTGTTGCTCAACAGCTGAACTGAATTCGGCTTCAATTTGACTATCCTGAAAATGTGAGATTTCGGCACGTATATCGTTTCGCATCCAATTGTTTTTAGGATTAGCCCAGTCAACCATGTTGTTCTGCTTTTGTTCACTCTCCCAGGCGCTGGACAGCATGTCGCCACAGGTTCTACATTTGAAATTGCACAGGTTTGAAAACCTATAATCCCATGAAACAGGGCGCATATGAGTCGATCCATCTGGTTCAGTGTTATCCCATATTTGATCAAGTCTTCCCTGGAACAGGTGCCAAAAATAATCGCGGTATACGGATACATTGAGTAACCGGTCATTACAAACCTCACATTCTGGTAGTGTTTCTCCGGCCATCATGCGCCGCCGTACTGATCGCATGTGTTCTGAATTCCAGTGCGCCTCAAGAGTCACGGGTATATATCGCCCTGTGCCTGCGGCAGTATCTATGTACTGTTCAAAATTCTGCGCAGGTTCCCGTGACGCACAACACATTCTGCGCTCAGTCTGCGGTGAAAGATAGGTATGCACCCAGGGTGCAAGACACATGGTATCAGGCTTGCGCATAGCTTTGTTGAGCAATCCATTTTAATGTTTGTTCCAGCCCCGATTCAAGGCTGTCCGGAGGTTCCCAGCCCAACACACGCCGAATTTGTGTGTTGTCGCTGACTCGACCCATTACACCTTGTGGCCCTGTGACATTGTTAATCATGATCTTTTTATCACAAAGATCACCAATCATGTAAACCAGTTCATTGATGCTGATCAGTCTGGCTGAACCTATATTCAAGGGTTGAGTGTAATCACTGGCCATTAATCTGTGGATGCCTTCAATGCATTCATCTATGTACATAAAACTTCGTGTTTGATGCCCTGGCCCCCATACATCCACTGTGCCTGTGCTGGCCAGCACTTTGCGACACAAAGCAGCTGGCGCTTTTTCTCTGCCGTCTGACCAAGAACCCAATGGACCAAACACATTGTGCAATCTGGCTATGCGTGTGTCAATACCATAGTTTCGGGCAAAGCTGGCATAAAGACGTTCACTGAACAGTTTTTCCCAGCCGTATTCGGAATCAGGATCAGCAGGATATGCACTAGCTTCTGAGCACGTGGGATTGTCGGGGTCAAGTTGATTGTGCTCTGGGTAGACACAGGCGCTGCTGGTATAGAATATTTTTTTAACTTCTTTCTTGACCATTTCATTTAGAACGTTGAGATTGATAGTTGCAGAATTGTACATGATGTCAGCATCATTATCACCTGTATTAACAAACCCAGCACCGCCCATGTCTGCGGCCAGTTGATATATTTCATCTATGTCTTGTGTGATTAATTGTGCAACCAGCTGTTGATTGCGCAGGTCCACTTGACGGAATTCATTTGCGGCGGTGACTGAAAACTCAGGAAATTTTAAATCTGCTCCTATCACATGATGGCCCTGTGCTCGTAGGCTGCGCACAAGGTGTGTGCCAATAAATCCTCCTGCTCCGCATACCAATATCTTTTTCATTGAAATCTTTCCTTCTATATGTAGCAATTTTGTGATCATCGGGATCGAAAATTAATCTAACACCTGCTGTATTCAATTAATTCAGCCATTTCAGGACAACTAATTGCGAAGTCAGTATTTCTTTTGAGATCTAGATCCTGTATTTTCATGCGTAACATAAATCCATCTGTGCTTGCGCCGCCATTCATAAAGTCCACAATCCTAGCAAACTCCCCTTGCCAACGCGGGGGAATGGCTGCTGTTGACAAATGTTGGGTCAGTGCTAGTTTGGCCGTGTCAGGCAGGGTAGCAACGGAGAAATACCAAGCGTCATGCATGACATTCCAATACACAAATTCAAAGCTGTTGGTATTGCGGTCCAGCCACACAGCCAATTGATCTATGTAGCGAATGTTAAACACATTTACTGTGGTGCAGATTTGCAAATGAATATTAGCGTGTATTTCTTTCAAGTCACGGAAACGATCCATGTTCTCACATACCAGCTTCCACTCAGCATTTGAACGCTGATATTCAAAACGCTCACCTGTGTCATCTATAGAGAATGCAATTTCTACCTTGCGGAAATGACGCCAAATCTGTTCCCCACGTTGGGGATATTGTGTGCCATTGGTGTTGTAATGAATTTCAACTTGATCAGCAATACCACGATCCACCATGCCCTGTAGCATATCAAAATGCTCGTCAATCAAGAATGGTTCACCGCCGGTGAATTCTATATAGCGTATGTCATTTAAATGATTGTCTATTTCCGACCAGAATTGATCATTTTCTCTGGGCCATGCACCGGCCCGTAGCATTGTGTAAGCGTGTGACTTTTTCTGTTCGTCCCGGGGTAGTTGTGCAATATCTTCTGCGGCAAATTGACTTGATGACCATGACCCGCATATGCGACATTTAAGATTACATATATTGCCCAGTTTGAGATCCAAGAACATGAGTGGCTTGGCATCTGCTGTGAATTCTGACCCGATGCCCATGTGCTTGAGTCTGTCTAGTGTGTGCATACGTTTGCTAGTACGACCAGCACGTTCTTCTGACCAGCATTTACGGCATGTTTGTGGCTGTTCGCTGTCCAAGAACTGTTGGCGTAGTTGACGCATGTGATCGGAGTTTTGTATGTCTCGAAAGTTAGCCGTACTTAATTCAAACTTGCGGCCTGCATCATCTAGTATCTCGTCATCGGCCAAGCAACATGGACGCACAGTTCCTACAGGTGAGGCTTCTAGGCTGATCCAGGGCAACACGCAAAATTTGTCTTGTGGTAAATTCATTTTAATGCGGCCAATTCTGGTAATGCATGTGACCACGATTCATTTCTAATATCATCTAATTCATGTGTCTTGCGCCAGAATGTATCTATTAGTTGGGTATTATCTGTTGCGTTCATAAAGGCAATGGCGCTCCGGAACCCTTGTGTGGCACGTTGTAGCGGATCTCTGTCGCTCATCCAGGATAGGTGTTTCAAATACTTTTCTTCCAGGCGTTGTTTATATTCTGCAGGAGCAATGTCTATACGATAGTGTGCAGGATCTTGCAGTATATTTACATTTAAATCCTGTGCGCGAATTAATCCAGCAGAGACCCACTCCTTGTGAAAGTCTGGCAGGTGCCAAGCATTCATTATGCTGAGTGTGGGGCTGATATAAAAGTCCACGTCGGGGCATGTTGCAATCATTCTATGACGATTCTGAACAACGTCATACCATCGGGTGCCTTTTCTAATATATTCAGCAGGGTGTCCCATACCATCTAGGCTGGCACCCACTGCTACACTGTTAAACTGTCGCCAATACTCAAATACGCTCCGGCCTTTAAGGTCTGTGTGCGTGAAGTTGGTGTTGTAGATTAGTCGTACATCAAAACGTTTGCGTTTTACCAGTTCTTCCAGAATGCGGTAGTGTTCTTCCATTAACAATGGCTCACCACCTGCAAAGTAAATCTGTTCCACATAGTCCAAATGGGGCTCTAATTGTGTCCACATGTCTGTTTCTGTACGACCTGCATAGTTTAGCACACTATTGCGATCCTTCCATTCTGGTCCTGCTAGTTTTGCCTGGTCCTGATACCATTGCGAACTAAAGATATGCCCGCAAGATCTACATTTCAAGTTACACAAGTTACTAAAACGAATATCCCAGTAGGTCATTTCAAATGGGTTTGTTTCCAGTTTTTTTATGTGATGCCCGTGGTGTTTGTTAGCCGATTTACGTCCCGAAAAGAATCCCGACTGTTCTTGTTCATAACAGCGTATGCAAGCCGCATGTGGCGTTTCACTCAACATACTATCACGTAGTTGCTTCATGGGTTTGCCTGTCCATATTTCTTCAAGCGTATTGGTTCTACAGTTGCCCACAACACCTGGTTTCATTTCAGCATGGCAACAGGGATATGCTTCGCCTGTAGGATAAGCGTGTAAATGGATCCATGGGTATATACAGAATGTTTTAGAATCTTCTAATAGGAAACGCTCACGCTCAGTTAATTCTGTTGGGCGTACTAGATCTGTGCTATTATACTTGTATTGAGTCATACCATTCTTTTAGTTCAGGGAACGCTAGACCAAAGTCTTTTGATCTACGTTGATCATACTGTGTGTAGAACTGTTTAAAATCGTTCAATAACTTAGGTCGATCAAATGCTTCTGAATGGGGAGTTTTTACCACATCCAAGTAATCTATTAGACGCTGTGTGTGATTTACTTCATGCTCGTGAATGAATTCACTATCAGCCCAGTGCGCCAGCCATGTGACTAGACTTTGTCTGTATACTGTGCGCTGGGCCTCAGGTAAAACCAAAGGCGACTGAAAACTAGGAAAGCGTAGGATATTTAATGTAAATGATATGGCGTCACGTCCGTATTTAATTTTCCAATTCATTATGCATTCCAGCAATTGATCCAGTGTGCTCAAACAAAGAGCGTTAATGGTACACATCACATGTATGCCACGGAACTGCCCAGAGTCCAACAGGCGTTCTACATTGTTAGCCCAGTCGTCCCATACAAGCCCATCACGGATGTACTCGGCTTGAACGGAAACGGCTTCATTGCTGGTGTATAGGTCGATTGACATTCCCTTGGTGCTGGCAAGCAGTCGGTCAATGTCAACGTCGGTGCCCAGGTTACTATTGATAGCCAAGCGTGTAGTACTCTTGCCCGTGTGCTCTCGAAACCAGTCAATGAGCCGCCAGGTGTGGGCGGACATAAGGGGCTCTCCTCCTGTGATTCTAAGTTCTGTAAGGGTACGATGTAGATCTGTTTCCCACCATGCAAAAAATGCATCAACGTAGGGATTACTCTCTGTGATCTTAAACAATTGAGCACTATCATGGGTGTGGGTAAAGTGATTGCGCCCGTCACTAACAAGATCTTGATAGGGTCCGTTACGTCGAATATCACTAACCCAAGTTGTGCTAAAAGCAGGGTTGCAGTAAGAACAAGCAAATTGACAAGTACGATCAAAAGCAATTTCCAAGGTACGGAGATTGACATCTCGATCGGGTGCAGTATTAAATGCTTCATCTAGCGCCTCTATAGGATATATCTTCGATTTGTACACACGGTCACTAATAGCGTCCCGACCCATGTCTTCTATTTTCCAACAGTACTCGCAGCCAGGGGGACGCTCCCCAAGGATCATCTGTAGACGATCCTTTTTCTTTTGATCAGTATTGTGCAACAGCCTAGGGTTGGCGCGGACTCGATCCGGGTCCACCAAATGGGCTGGCGGGTGATGGCAACTTGTGGTCTGCCCACTTCCTAACCAAATGGTTGCGTTATACCATTTTGCCGCACAGAAACTGGCTGAGAGTCGGTCTAATACTGTGTGTTTAAATTCTAGATCATTCATGGGTGCTGGGATAAAAAGTCAAAAAATCGAGAGGGCAATTCCCGTTGCCACTTTTGACTCACGGTGCGTAGATGTTGTTGATTGTATTTACAAACACTTTCACATGCCGCTAGTAATTGTAGCAGATCTTGGCCACAAAGGTCATCCACTATGGTCACAATGCGATTGATCCTATCTTGAGCATTGTCTATAGAATCAAATGATTCGTCTATCACGTGCCCAAAAGTCTGGAATCCCAGATTGTGCATGTCTCTGTAAAAGCCTGCGTTGGCAGCGGCAATCCACGGATGCCCTTGACACAAGGGCTTGGCTATCTTTTCTGTTCTGAAACTGTGGGCATAATCAAATACTGTTTCTGTCACTACTGAAAAGTAAGTGTCAATATAGGGTTCCGATCGAATGTATATTTCGCCCCATAAATTATTAAACAACTCTGCTTTGACAAAACCCTGCTGAGTGGTGTTCATGTGCGGTTGAAATTGTTCTACTTCGTATTCTGGGGGTAACAAATGAACAGGGCCTGCATGTGAGTCTAGATTTGTCCATAATGCTTGTGCCAACAATCCGCGCTGTTCAAAGGCATTAATCAATGCACGGCGATGCGGTCTCGAACGGCCATTCAAGAAAAGGAACCGGTAGGGCTTGTGTTTTTTAGCAAACACCTCACTCACACGATCTGCAGCCGCACAATTTTCTTGGTATCTAAATGGCTGTGTCAAAAAATGTTCATACAGCATGTGTGGGTACGCATCCGGTACTGGGCCGCCCACCACAACAGGTAGCAGTCCGTCTAATACTAGATCTTCTACACCATACAGGCGCAGGTGCTGTACAAATGTTTCTGACCCTTCAGCAGGGTTCGAAAAGATCACTTTGGCTGTGCGCTCGGTTACTATGCGTCGAATTTGTTCTGCATTGTTTTTGAGTTGTATGCGACCCACAACGTAGGTGGCGCCTGGGTCAATTGTTAACTGTTCAAACCCATAGAATTGTTCTGTTGTCCAATGTGCCAACATGTCAGCAATCTCACAGTAATGATCCACATACAACTTCATGATCTAGTGTGGTACTCACATTCAGTCCACCATGATTTCATTTCTGGAAAAGTCTGCAAAAAATCAGTGCCTCTGCGTTGGTCGTGTTCACTAAAGAAACGATAAAAGTCTGCACGTGCCAGGCTATGATCTTGTGTCTGGGCACTGCGCATCCAAGCAATGTCCCTGTCTAATCTTGCCACTTCGTAGTCTTTGAATCCGTTGTAAGGATCTGATTCGGTGGTTAAATGTTGACTCATCCAGTCACGCACACTTTCTAGTCGTTGTGCATATGATTCAGGCAAGATCTGCAGGCTTTGCCACACAGGCTCACGTAGCACAGGTGTATCGAACCACACACGTTGATACGTGGTGCTGTGCTTGCGGCGTAGTTCTAGTATGCCTTCCAGCAGTTGTTGCAGACTGCTTACAGACAGATTGTTCATTGTGATAATAAACGTTAGACTGTTGTAGGAGGGCACTTGCGTAAGATATTGATCCACACGTGACCACACTAGATCAAAGTTCATGCCGTGTCGCATGTATTCTGCTTGAGTACCCCAGCCATCTAAACTTACATACTGCATGAAATGTTCTATGCGGCCATCACAAATGGTTTTGACAGCGGCCAGATACTTTTGAAACAACACTTCATCTACTGAGAAGTTTGATGTGACATTTAGATGCAGTTTCTTTGACGGGTTCTCAATCACATGGTCAAACACTCGATAGGTATTGCGATCCATTAGCGGTTCGCCACCGGTCATGCGGAAGTGTTCCAGTGTGGGATATAGTCGGGGCCACCATGCCCAAAATGCTTCTACATAAGGGTTATGCTCTCGGGCAGGAATAATGCGCCTATTCCCGGTAAAATGGTCCAGGCTGTTGTGCGGAGTACTGGTAGCATAAGGCCCCATTCTCTGGGCTTCATCGTGCCAACTGCTACTAAATTGAGGACTACAATAACTACACTTGAGATTGCAAGCGTGATTAAAATTAACTTCAACATAACTAGGGATAATATCATCTTCGGCTCCTGTACTATTTTTTATTTGTTCAAAGTCCACTGCGGCCCAAGGTTCTCCTGAACGATAGTGTCTGTCGCTGAGTTTGCCCTGATCTTCCATGTTCCAGCAGTAAGAGCATTCTGCAGGACGTTCACCTGACAGCATCAACTGTCGTTGTGCTTTTTTGTGTTCGGTATTGTGCAGTGCCGCAGGATTGGCAGCAATGGCCACAGGATCAATTGCGTGTAATGGAGGATGGTAACATGAGTTGTTGAGTCCTGTGGGCAGGTGTAATGATACTTGTTTCCATTTGGCCAGGCACAATGCAGGGCCCAGTTTGTCTTTCATTTGCTCTGCTGAGCCCATAAACACACTTTTATTACTCATTGACAGCGTTCCATACTTGATTGAATATTTCACTTTGGTATCGATCAAGTTCTGCCTGCATCAGCGCACCAAACTCATTGTTGTCGGAATCTATATCAATAACCTGTTCGGCCCCGGCAAAGTCCACAGGATACTGATCATAATAATCCAGATGCCATTTAATGATTTCATATGCTGAATTGATCTTGTCAATTGTGTTGCGTGTATATTGGGCTAGTTTGCCGGGCACTGTATGAATGACGCTGTTGACTACTTTGACATAATCAATTTGGACTTCTTGTCTAATATTCTCGGGCAATTGATCAATTTGATCTTCATGCTCAATATCGGGCCAGGTGGACGCTCGGAAAGCCCAGTAGTGCTCCAGTCTTGACACTGTATTCTTTATCTTTCGGTCCTGAAATCGTTGATGTCCGTGCAGTGCCCATTCTCTCTGCAGACTAATTTGAAGATGGCTTTTGATAAACATTATAGCATGTCCTGGAAATGTCTGCTGTATCTTTTGGCTGTTCATGCAATGTGTTAATATGTACTGGGATTCAGTTTGTGGCACATGATCCAGCAGATACCGATGTGCATACTGTTGATTGGTGTTGATTTGGTCATAACTTGTGTGTGGTTGCGACCAGTCGTTGCCCAACAACTTTTGTAGGTATCTATTGCCGCCTGCGCCAGGATAAAATGCAATAATCATTTAACGCTCATACGATCAGGAGTAAGTATTAAAACATTCATTGTGAAAAATATTTATGTACATAGATTTTGTTCGGCATCATATCCATATTCCTTTTTATGCTAACTTGCAGTCAGACTCTCTTGGCATGGACAGCCGAGCGCATTGCTTTGACCACCGACGGTTTGATCAGCACCCTCCAGTGAGTTATCAGTTCAACCAAGTTGGATTTAGAACACACTCGGTTGACAAATTCGAACACAATGCAATTCTGGTGTTAGGAGATAGTTTTACTCTGGGACTAGGAAACAACACACAAGAACGATATACAGATCTATTGGAGCAACAACTATTGCACCAGGTGCTCAACTTCAGTCTAAACGGTGCCAGTAACGATTGGATAGCAAGAAAACTTCAACAACTACTGCAACTGTTTCAACCAAAGGCCATTGTAATACATTATACATTCAGTCATCGCAGAGAGCGACCTCAACCAGACTGGCACGATGATGAACGTACCGAGTGCGAACCATTATACTCTTCCGAAGAGAATTATCAAAATTGGTTCACAAACTTCCAAACAATACAGGCCCTGGCAGGTGATACCAAATTGGTGCATAGTTTTATAACCAACTGGCACGATCAACCTGTTGACTATGCAGAGTTGGGTGCAGATCTAATTCCACCAATGACTCAATTGGACTTTGCACGAGACGGATTCCATTATGGTCCAAGAACTCATTTAGAATTAGCAAACAAAATTACCAGCCTTCTTGTTGGCGGATGACATCTATCTCACGTGTCATAACGCCACGATTGTGCCAGTTACTACGATAGTGATACTTGAAAAAACTACTTTGTTCCGACTCTAATATGGCCATGGGCAGATCTAATTGGGTGCCCAATTCTGGTCCCAATTGGTTGCTTAAAAGTCTTGGTTGTGAATCTTTCACAGTTGACCATAATTCTGCCAGAGCTGAAAAATCTTGAACCAGTTTGTAATCCCAGGCAGTGAGCATGGTCATGTAAGTTCCTTGACGTGCGCCGGCAATGCACCACTCTCCATGTTCTGCATCTGCACCCACATTATGCCATATGGTCAAATGATCAAGATTTCGTAAGACCTGTTTTTTAAATTCATCCAGTGTGGGTCTACGACCACGCTGTAGACACATTTTGACACCTTCACGAAATCCGGCACGCCAAGCATGGAACGGTGATTGATTGGGATAGGTAGTAGAATAGCAGTCGTGCATGGGCCAGTATAGCGGATCAAAACAAAACTCCACCACAGTTTCGTCACGACCGTCGGTGTTCTCGTGAGACTTCATGTTCATCACATGCTCACGTGTCCACGAACTCAAGCCGCCGTTGCCGTACATGAGTCCGTTCACATGATTACGAGCTCGCCAGCGGAACACAGCCCGCTCATGTTCAGGTGTGGCAAAATCAAGCGTTTGATTAAAAAACGCTGGGTCGGGTATATTGTCCCCATCCACAAGGATAAATCGTTCTGTTTCAGACGCCAGGGCCGCGGCTTTGTGTGCCGCATCGCTTCCCAGTACACCATCCACACGCTTGGCCCAAGGCACCATGTTACGAATGCGGATCCAATACTGTTCTTTTTCCGGCTCATCATATGATAGATAAATGCAGTCTAGATCTGCTATGTCAATTGGATTCATAAGTTTTCATACTCCATCTTTGGTGTGGTTCTGTTTCGGCAACCACTATGGCCACATTGTCGGGATGGCAAGCGGTACCTGTGTCTGAGGGTGCCAGTTTGCGCACAGCTGATTTCAGTTCTATTAAACGACCGTCTTGTACTCTCACGTGCATGGGTGCCCGAGCATAGGTTTCAGCATCAACGTCAATGTATGTACCAGGCATGTGTTCCATGCTGTAGGTTATTGGCTCACCTGATTGGTCGTAATACAAACGCCACGACACTGGTTGTGGTTCAGGCATGGCATGCAAGATTGCCCAGAATTCTTCAGAGTTCATGGTGCCAATCTTTTACATTGTAGTGAAATGCACCGCGTTGCACTACAGTATTGACTCGCAGTTCATAATCACGATACTCAGTGATCAATTCGTCCACCCAAGGATCTCGCTTGGCAGCAATAATGTGACGCTTCATGTGTACAATAGTGGGGTAACTGGCAAATGGCATGGTGCATGTTTCTGGACCAACGATAGTGGCTGCAATGGCATACACCACATCTGTTGACGGTGCCGCTTCGGGGAATTTTAACATGGCACGATACTGCGGCCAGTTTTCAAATATGTTGCGCACTGTCACAAAGAACTCCTGTGCAGTTTTGCTTAAACGCCAGTAGGTTATGGCATTGTACACATCAGGCAGATTGTTGGCATCAAACACTTGGCGATAGTGTCTGGACTTGGCCCGCTGATCTTTCCAGTCTCTACAGCCGGTTGATACCACAACGTCACGATGACGTAACATAGTCCACCAGTGATCAACAGGGCTGGTGATCAACATGTCTGCTTCTAGTTTGATTGTTTCACGAAATGGTGTAGCGTAGAACACTTGCCAGTCATTGGCGTAAGGATTTGCCTCATCAATGGGAAAAGGAAATTCACGCACATGATCAAACAAATGGTCCGGCTCACGGGCATGGTTGGTAAGCAGGCAGATTCTGGCATTAGGGTGCCAGTACTTGATGGTCTTGGCCAAGGTTTCACTGCAATTCACATAGTCTGTGTTGGCAGTGTTGGTTGCTACTATTAGATAGCCTTGCTCCTCAACGGGTTTCAATTATTTTCTCCAAATGTTGTTTGCCCATGGCATGAAAATCTTGATTGCGTATGGTGGTCCAACGTGGTCGTTTGTCTCGATCCATATAATCTATTCTGTAGCAATCTTTGCTGGTCCTAGTTACAGTGTGCTCGGGAGTGACACTGGCCAGGTCCCAGGGTATGCTGGTGTATTCTAGCGTTTGTCCATTTACAATATTTAATGCTACGCTTAGTGCATGGTCATTGCGATAGGTAGAACTGGCGATTCGATACAAATCTTTGTAGTGTCGCCAGTTGTCTCGAATCATTTGCATGCACTCAAATATCAATCGAGCATGAGTGCTCTTCTGAAACATTATCACTGTGGCCCATGACATGGGAATGTTGTACTCTCCGTACTTATTGAGACCCACAAAGTTGTCTTGTCCAGTAATGTCATATGCATGAGCATGTGCCAAAAACTCTTGATTGCTGTTGAGCAAGATCTTCAATTGATCACTGGCCACCACATAGTCAGCATCGAGTATTAGGGTTTGATCCCAAGGGGAAAGAGTATAGGCATCAGTTCTACCTGCGTTGTGCCATGTAACAGTCGCTTGATAATCCTCAAACCAACGTGTTCCTCCCGATTGAGGAACGGCCCTGATGACTTGATCAAAGCCCCGAAGTCGCGGATCTTCGGGTCGGGTATCAGTGATCACGGCGGTAGGTATGTTGAGGTGCCTACGAATATTTCTAGCACTCCATGAAGCCATAGTAACGTAGTCGGTTGATTCATTGTCAAAAGCAAATATCAGTGCGCCAGTGGTCATCGGTTGTTGTTGAGATTTTGGTGTTCCACATGCCAGGCATTCATTTGCTCTTGCCAACGAGCATGTGATAGAGCAAACAATTCGGGAACGTTCACACGCACAGGAGTTTCATACAGGTCTAACAACACCACATCCTTGTCTTGAGCACAGGCCAACAACACACATTGCAGTTTAGGTCCGGCACACCACATACCGCCGTCATGAGCAAACAACATTCGGGCCTCGTATTTTTCTTTAAGAGTGCGACGTGCGGTGGCGTGATCGAATCGAGCCCGTGCATGGGCCACAAGTTTTTCAGTTTCCATAGATTTATTGTACAAGAAAAAGAGGTCAAAGTCTACCTCTTTTGTAAGATTTTAGCCGATTACGCTACTTCAGCGTTAATAGCGGGTGTGCCCCACGAGTTGGAAAGATATGTTGTGCTTGGTGGAATATAAGTGACCAATGTGGTCGGGGCAGTGGCTGCACCAATTGAAGTGGCAGGGCTGGTCACTCCGGTACCACCCGTGATGTTGGCAGTGGTGCCTGCACCTGATGTGCCGTCATCACTCCACACAGTGACCAAGGTCAGCACTGTGGAACTGGTGGCTGTGGCTTGAGTGCGGATGAAATTGGTTGAGTAAGGCGCAACTGCATCATTCAGTTGGAATATGGTGGTGGGTGAGCCTGTGAGATTGTACCAGCCTGTTGTGGTTGCCAGAGTGGTTTGTGTGCCGCCGGTGCCGCTGAGTCGAGTGGTTCCAGTGTAGGCCTGCGCCGCGATAGTTTGGGTGGTTCCGTTTACACGGCCTGTGAGATTTATACTACCGCACTGTCCAGCCAAGTTATTCCAGTCAGCATCAGCATCTTGGCCTGTGCTTGACTTACCATACTTGAGGCGTACAATGCCTCCGGCGTTCCAGAAATAACGTGCCTGATCAGCCGACGGGAATGTTACTGTGTGTGTAAATGTGATAGTCCAGGCACTTTGTCCTGAGCCTGTGGCACTGGTCTTTGAAGTACCAGTAGCAGTAGTAAATACACCGTACTCAGTGCCCGAGTCGGCTGCATTGCCACGATTGGTTGTGACAGTGGTTAAATCAGTGTTAAGTGCAGCCAAAATGCTGATGGTTTCGCCTACTGTGGGTGCTGATCTTGCTGTGAGTGTGCTGCTGGTTTGATTCCCTGCACTGGCCAGGTTGTTGACCAGGCTGGCCCATTGTGTGGCTGTGACTGTATCAGCAGCTACGGGATTTGTTACTGCGGTTTGTCCCCAACCTTTGTCGGTGGCACCTGTGGCCCAAATATCATTTAAGTTGGCTCCGGCAGTGCCGCCATTGGCAGTGGGTCCAACAAAACCATTATAGTCTACCGCTTGTATTAGTCCTTGACTTGAATATGTCATTTCTATTCCCTGTTAGTTCTTGATGGTCACAATTGCTTCAATTGTACCTGATTCTAGGGTGGGTTTGTCAACCAGACTTCGTCCAATTACATTGAATGCGGTGACTTCTCCTGCTTGGGCCGCTCTGGCAATGCCTGCGCCTGCTGAAACTAATCTGTCACCTTTGCGTACTGTGCCTACAACTTTGACTGGCACACGTCCGGTCATTGCAACTGGAGGATGTGTGTCGTTTTCGCCTGCACCACCGTTCATCAAATATGCTGCTCTAGTACTTATCACACCAAACACATTTTCACTTAATTCTGTGACAGATCTAGTGATTTCTGCGACCCCGCCTAATTCAACCACAGTGCCTGGTTCCAGTATTTCATCCGCCCAAAAACGTTCCGCAACGTCAGCATACAGTGCTGTGGTTGCTGTGGCAAACACTTGATTGAAATAGCTGCTGGAGCTGCCAATGTTACCTATTGCATTGGTGCCAGTGTGTGTGATACTGTTCACACTCAAAACGCCTGTGGTACCCGAAGTAATCAAGTTGCCAGCAGTGATGTTGCCACTCACACTCACTGTGGTACCTGTGTGTGTAGTTGCGTTGACATTGGCTCCACCTAGCACATTGCCACCGGTGATGTTGCCAGTGACACTTACTGTGGTACCTGTAAACAACGTGGCATTGACATTGGCTCCACCTAGCACATTACCGCCGGTGACGTTGCCGGAGGCAGAAACAGTGGTAGCATTCACTCTATCCACAAATATCTGATTGAAATAATTTGTTGTGCTACCAACATTACCTATTGCATTTGCGCTGCTTTTTACGATGCTTTGAACGTTGGCAACATTGGCAAACAACGTGGTGGTGTCAATCACAACCACATTTGAAGTGCCGCCAATGTTTATGGTAGCGGCATTGCCAGAACCAGCAAATTTAATATTTGATGTACCAAGTTCTATCTGGGCAGCCGATGCTGCTGCAGCAACGCCTGTCAGTTGAGATCCGTTGCCCAGGAAGAAATTGCCTGACACATTGGCAGTGGCCGAGATTGCACCCGCAGTCAGGATGTTGCCACCTGTGATATTGCCACTTACACTAACAGTGGTTCCTGTGTGAGTGGTAGCATTGACATTGGCTCCACCTAGCACATTGCCACCTGTGATGTTGCCAGTGACCGATACTGTAGTACCTGTGTGAGTGGTAGCATTGACATTGGCCCCACCTAACACATTGCCACCTGTGATGTTGCCACTAACACTTATTGTGGTACCTGTAAACAACGTGGCATTTACATTGGCTCCGCCTAGCACATTGCCGCCGGCGATATTACCTGTTGCCGAAATCAAGCCAGCAGTGAGGATGTTGCCACCGGTGATGTTGCCTGTAATATTACCATATCCGGCAATGTTAGCACCAGTGCCGGTAAATGTTGCCATCACGGTACTGATGTTTGTGGTAACGGTCACGTTGCCCCCGCCAATCAAGTTGCCACTCATGTTGGTACCTGTGGCATTGCTCATGGTCACGCCCTTGTAAACTGTGGGGAACAAAGTAGCAGTAGGAGCTGCTGCAGTAAATGTGGCATTATTGCTGTAGATTGCCACTCTCGCATTCTCAGCATATATTGACGTTACAAAAAATGGAGTTCCACCAGAATCGTTTACAGTTTCAGGAATAGCCCCGGCTGTGCCACTTGCGCTGGTATAGGCAGGTCCAACTACTAAAAAGGCTGAACCTGTGTATACATTCAACTGTTGATTGGTAGTGTCATACCATAAATCGCCTTGGACATTGGACGCGGGAGCAGAAGCACTGGCAGTTGTGATTGACAGTGTTTTGAACGCTGTGCCATTGTACACGTTCATCAGGTTGTTGGTTTTGTTGAACCAAAGCTGTCCAGTCAACGGAGCTGCAGGGGCTGTGGTTTTTGCAAAATTTTCCAGCATCTGGATAAAATTTTCATCTAAAAATTCACCATAACCGGCGTAGTTTTTTCCCACCAAAGTCACACTGCTAGAAGTGTTCACTGTGCCGTCGTTGACTGTGGCAAAAACGGTTCCATCAGTAAGATTAATTGTATATGCCATGTCAGTTTCCTATTTCAATATTTATACCGCATTGATATTGCTTAAAGTTTGAATTCTCAATGTGTAATCAATTTGAATTTGACGATTTAAACTTTTTTGTACAGGGTGAAAAATCACATGTGTTATCAGACGCAAATTGTCCGCCGCGCCGTTCCACACCTTGAGTCCCAGCTCGTCAAACACAAATTCGCCATTGAAGTTGGTTGAATTGTCAAAAGCCTGTTGTTGTGCTGGTTCGCCGTAGTCCAACAAACAACTCACCAGAATATCACTGTAAAAAGCGCCTGCTGTGTGCAACACAGTCATGTTGTTGTTGATTGGATCAGTGTCAGCTGCTGAATTGTCGTTCACTACTTTTTGATAGGTTTGATTGTACAAACTGGCATTTTGTCCTGTGGTATTGGGCGGCAAATAAGTTATCACACCAGTGGGATCTACTGAGCTACCACCGTTGCCAAACGCCATTTGATAGATGTATCCTAAATTCCTGTCACTCAGTGTCTGCGCCATTGCTACTGAAATATTTTCATAGTTAATTGCATTATGGTCGTTATAAAATATTTCACCACTTGTGGGATCATAAATTTTGACATGCCCGGTAATTTTGGCTGGTCCAGTTTCGATCATGCTCGTCCCTCCACAATGGTTTTCTGTGTGTTTGGATCAAACACTCTAAAATATCCTTGCACATTGATGGTTCCAGTCTCGTTGGGTTTGGCGGGCATTGTCTGCTGTTTTGGGTCAACTGTTTTGGTTGGTTGTGTATTTGGCATGATATGTTATTTATGTTGTTTACGCACCGCGTAAAAACCTTGCAGCCACGGTGTCGGTGTCTTGCAGTGCAATTCCGTCGCTGGCTGTGGTTGTACCAGGAGCGTACCAGGTAACTCCTTGCCTTACCAGAATAGTAACTTCTGATCCTGCAGCAGGGGCTTGTAAAGGTGGATACACTGTGTTGTCTACAACAAACTCTATTGTTAGAGGATTGTGCGTGATATTACCTTCGTTATCAGTGTAATCAGGACCACCACCATCTATGCAATTCCAACGGTACTGGCTGGGTGTTGTAATCAGGGTTGACCCATCATTGCTTTCAGCGTATTGACGCATGCCGCCCACATACACTTCAAGGGCAGACACTTCAACAGCAGAATCTTCAAAATTACCAATTCTTATGCTGGGTGCGTAGAATACTGTGGTGCTGTCATCTCCCAGGGTAGAATCACTTACAACATAATCCTGAAACTGTTCAGCCAACAAATTGCCTCGTCCTGTGTCATACACCTCAGCACCTGTGTCATGATCATCTGCTCCTGTACCTGCTGTGCCACGCATGAGTCCCGAAATTGTGTTTAGAGCAGTATTTCTTTCACGATACATGATGCGTTCACCGTCTATGGTGATCACACCAAAAATGCCTGCCGCAAGGTCTGGTTGACTTAGTGCCTCAGCATTGGTCACATAAGCAACGTTTGCTGTGCTGGTCAATGCCTGTGCCAGTGTGGTTGTGGTAGCATTGGTAATTCTATAAGTGGCCTGCACTCCACGCATGTCTTGGAATATACGAAATGCCATGGCATCTGGGACTATGCTATTGGTGTACTGCTCAATTACCATGACCTGTGCTGGTCCAATTACACCACTGGCTAGGACCAAATAGTCACCTTGCACAGTGTAATCCACTCCCTCAAACAGTCTTTCTCCATCCAGTGTTACCCATAGTCGACTGGCATTGTTGAAACTTCTTTGCAGATAAAAATCATTGATGTTTTCAGAAACACCTATTGAAAAATCATATGATCCAGCTGTATTATTAAAAGCATCAGTTGCAGAACTTCTAACAGTGGTGGTTCCGGTGGCAGTTCCTGTGCCAGAACCAATACCGGTTGTAATAAACACAGTTCCTGGAATGTTATTGGCAGCACCTAAGGCAACAAAGTCAGTATCTCCAGCAGTTAAAATAGTATAAGTGTTACCTATTATAAATTGTCCAGCTGGGTAGGTTCCTGTCCCAGCGCCATCAACAAACAATGGATCATAAACTGTGTTGTCATATCCTTCTGTGACTGTGAATCCTTGAGTTACCGGTCCAACAAAAACCAAGGTCAAAGGAAATTGTTGAGCAGTATCGTTCCAGGTGGTTATTGCAAACACATCGTTGATGTTTACAGTAGCAGTGATTTGTAATTGCTCACCCACAATCACATAATCTGCCAAAGTTGACACAGAAATTAATATTCTTGATCCGCTAGGTGGCGGTGTAACAAATAAAACTTCACGAGTTTCGGTGCCATCATAGGCAGTGACTGTGTATGTACCGGGGCTAGGTCCCACAATTTGATTTTGCAAAATGTTATCTACCCACACACTAACTTCACTGGGGGCAAAAATTAACGACTGGCTGAATCCAAGACGTTGTGGTAATGGGTAACTACCGATAGTAGAATCATCTCCAATCCATTCAATTCCAGCCGGTGGTCTCAATCTCAAACCATTGCGTGTGACCACAGCATTGGCAGGATTGGATCCTTGCACACTATTGGTCATGGTGATATTTTTCGATGCAGCTGTGTCAGCATTCACTATGACAATTTGTGTTTGTGGGGTTGACCATGAGTATGCACTAGATGCCTGCCCTGTGCCAGTTCCTGTGCCAGTGGCCACAAAACTCACACCTACTGCGGCAGATGACGCCCCAATAGAGACCCAGTTAGTGGTACCAATAGTGGTAATCGTGTATGATTTTCCAATCACAAAGTTGCCGGCATCAACGGTATAAGTACCAAAAACCACAATGGCCACGCCGTCTGTGGCACCATACTCTGTGCCAAAATCCACTAGACTTTGCTGGGCCGGAACAAATTCAAACCAGTACAATGTGTTGGAGATTGCAGTGCCAATCGGTACATCTTGCAACGCACGGTAATAATCACCATTGTTATTCACCACCGCTAATTTGTTGTAACTGTTGGCGGTGTTCCAGACAGTGCTGTCGGCATAGGGTTCCCAGGTCACACTGCCAACATTCTCACCATTAACAAACACAGCAATACTGGTAATTTCTGCCGAGTTTACAGGAACCACCACAGTTTCTCCAATGTCTCCACCAATGTAATTTTCACGATACAATTGACTTCCACCGCCCAGTTCATACACGCTGATTTGGAAAACATCTTCCACTACGGCTGTGAGCAATGCAACTGTTTGGTTGACCCAATCAACTGTGTAATCTATATCAACCGCAAGGTCAAGACCTGTGGTCACATTACTGACCAGCACCTGAACAGGATTTTCTACAAGTCCTGCCCAACTATAATCAGTGGCAATAGCAGGTTCGTATGTGTAACGAATAGTGCTCCATTGGAATCCATGCCCGTCTCTGTTCCAGTCTGCACCTGGACGTGTGTAAACACGGAAATCAAGTGTGTCAAATTCTGCACCATTCACTAATTCTTCCGGTGCATGACCTTCATACAAGCCAACGAATTCGCCACCTTCAACATTGATATCTGTGGGTAATGTTCCTAGACCAGTGTCTGTGAATTCACTGGAGTACACTGCATCTAAGGCCAATGGGGTACCCGAGAAATAATTTCCATAAACTTGAACACCTGGATAGTCAACTCCGTCAATCAAGAGTGGCAACTCAAGTCCTGGTTGATTAACACCCGGTTGATAATAACCCATGGTACGATCAACACCGGTTAGTGCACTAGGTGCAATCTCAGTCCAATCTTCTAGATCAAACGACGGGCCAACCACTGCTGTTGAATCAGCGGATGTGGCTTGCCACACACGATTTTCATAGCGTACCAACTGACCATCTTGATAGGTTCCGTCTGTACTCCACGTTTGAACATTACTAAAATATTGAAAACGATCGTACTTGATCACTGTGCGTATGCTTCTCACAAGATCATTGGTCATTCGAGCGTAGGCTTGAGCAGCCGTGCCGTTACCACCGTCAAATGTCACAACAGGTGTTTGACTGTATCCAGAACCTGCACTGGTTACTGATACTGACACCACCTGCCCGGCACTGTTGATCAGTGCGGTGGCTTGAGCTGGTACCAATGCATCGCCGGTGATTATCACCACAGGTGGTTCAGTGTATCCTGATCCGCCGGAAATGACTGTGACACTGTCCAGTTGCAACAGGTGATTGTTGTACCACTGACTCCAGGGCCAGGTGGTCCAGACTGCACTGGTTGCTGGTAAATCACTTTCGATATTGGTTGGCGAACCAAATGCAGTGCCCTGATCATAAGGCAACAGTATTGGACTGGTAAATTTGGGTATCTCTAAGGATGTGTTGTAATAGGCCGGCACATCAAAATCTGCAATATCTCCAAAAAATTCATCAAATCCAGTGTATTTCAAATTGAATTCTCTCACGCTCACATGATATGGCTTGACTTCTTGAATATAATCTTCTACAAATTCTTGATTGTCAACCAGGTAATTTTGATATGGAATCAACTGTCTTATGTTGTGATCCACGTCAATCAAACTGGTCTTGACCAACCACTCTGGTGCTAGAGATTCACTCAACACATAGTCAAACATCAAAACCAGAGCTTTGTTGCGTTGTACACCAAGATCGTCTATCAACAATTCTTCATTAATAGCTTGAATAATTTTTCTTGTTTCTTTTACTGGTTCTTGATCAAAATATTGAGCATCAAACACTTCAACGTCAAATCCAAAACGTCCTACAGCGTAGTCCCATAATTCTTCAGAAAATTCAATTGTTCCGTCCTCCAGTGCCACTCGTTCATAGCCTAGATCGGTAAGTAAATAAATTTCAAATTTGCCTTGTGCGTTAGCAGTGACTTTGACGCTGCTGCCAATGGCCACAGTCAAGGTTGCCAGAGCTGAATATGTGTTGACCTCAGCCACAACCTTGGTACTGGAATTGTATCCAGGACGGTACCAGTCGATATAACTCCAATAATCTGGTGTGTTAAAACCTTGTAGTTTTGTCAAGGTCAATACTCTTGTGTTTGCCAAGGTATCGCTGTTTTGCACAGTGTAAATTGTCCATAGACCACGATTGCTGCTGTCAGTGGTAACAAGATATTTGTATCCCAATGGTATTGGTCCACTGGTATTAGACCAAATTGGAGTTTGGAATCCCAGTTGTTCTAGGTTAGCAACTTGTAGATTCCAATTTGTTATCACAGCCGTGCCTGTTCCTGTGCCTGCACCGGTGGCCAAGAACTCTACTCCCACAGTGTTTGAAGCGGCACCTATAAGTGTGAAGTCTGTTGTTCCCACAGTGAAAATTGTGTAGGTATTGCCCACAACAAAACTTCCTGCATTGATTGTTTCTGACTCAACTGGAATAGGTTCACTGCTGTTTAGTAGGCTAAAGGATCTTGTTTCGCTAATTGGGTATTGGGCCAACACGGTGTTGGCTCGAACCAAATAATTTTCCAATGCTGAGAAACGGTCTATGAACATAGACTGGCGCGGCCGGAATTGTACCCCATAACGTTCTGCTGGTCCTAGGTTGGGATCAGGAACTTTATTGCCAAATGTGTCTACTCCACAGAAACTGTCTTGCAGTTTACGATACAAACTGTCGCTTAAAAATCCATCTGCGCGGTCTTGCGGAATTAGTTCATATTCTACGTGAACGTTGTCTGTGGTCAATTCACGATCATACTCAATACTGATCACCGTGTCGTTGGCCTCAATGTCATCGGCACTGTTGTATAGTGCAATGGTACTGGCATTTATTGGAGCCAGGTAAGCAATGCCACTGGCCTTGGGATCAGCAATATATGATGCCACTGTACTTGCTGGTAATGTTTTGCCCAGTTGTGTAGCGGTGACTGTGATGCCTCGCACCCAGAAATAATAGTAGGTGGCAAATGTTCCATCTTGGGACAGATTTGAGTTTACTGTGTAGGACAGTGTGTTTTGTGGAACGCCTTCGCCTGCGTACAATGACGGAGGCGTTGTGCTACGTATCCATTGGTAAACATCCACTTGACTTCCTGGGAACAGCTGAGCCCATCGTCGACTGGCGTACACTATTGAATCTTGATTCGGATCAATGAACCTCACAGTGCTAGTGTCCCACCAAACTTCTCCCACATGATCCTCAAACCACGTGGTACCTTTGAGATTCACTCCCCCAACATTGTATGCGGCTGGATCCACTGCACCAATATAATCAATATTGGCACGAGCGGCACCCAGTATTTTGCCTTGTAATGGGTTGATAAAATCCAAAAACTTTGTTCTTGCGCTGGTAATACTATCATACAAAAACACACTGTTCAACAGACGTATATCAACTGTGGGTTGTTGAATCTGTATCACGGTCCACACTGGCAAATTGTCCGGGTTGTCAAACACAAACACAGCACCAAAATTAGCATCGCTATCGCCGTTGTCATTTTTGGGTGCCCCGGCCATGAGCACTCCTGATGTGTAATTGACAGAGGTACCAAACGTGTCATATGAACTTACCTGGGAGTTGTTGATTTGTTGGCCAAACACAAACTGGCCAGGATTAGTTACTACCAACGAACTACTGGGCAAATAGTCAAATGTATAAATTGCACCACTTTGGATTATCAAAGAGAAGAAAATAGTACTACCAGCATCAAAGAAGGTCGTTCCATCATCAAATTCTGTTTCAAGATATAGACTGCCACGTGGTGCTCCGACCACAAGATTAATAGCTGTGTCGTCAATACTGATAGCACTGCCAAATCCTGCATATTGCACAGCATAAGGACTGGTGATTGTTTGAGTCCATGCAAATGTTTCAAATGCAATAGTCTGGAATGCAGTGCCCACACTACCGGGTGCTATCTGTAATTTGTCATATTCAGGCGCCGCAGCTAGGTTCTTGGTTGATATGGTAAGATGTCCGTGATCATCCACAACTGCTATCACATTAGAAACAGTTGCGTTGATTTGTGCGGCTAAGGTACGATAACTCACCGACGCTGATACTGTGGTTGAATCAACTTGCAACCAATAGGCTGTGTTGGTTAATATTGTAGAAGATGGAGTGTACTGCAGAGAAACATAAATGACAGTTGTGGCGCCGCTGGTGTTATAAACCACTGTGTTTGCATTATAAGCTGTGGCCGAAGACCAAGCTCCTGGCACCACCACGTCTTGATTGTTCACTCGTAGGGTATTACCAGGGGTCAATGTGCCAAATGGGTTGCCGCAGGCCAAGGTGCCATACACACGGCTTTGGTTAACAAAACGTTCAACCACACCACCTTTAAAAGTCTGTTGGCTGCTTTGTGGCGCACCCACATACAAACTGCAATTGTTACTGCACATATCCACAGCCTGGCCAAAGTTTGAAAATTCTGCAACCACATGTTGATCAACTTGCTGTTGCTGTTGGAATTGATTTGTTTCAATTTCAACCACATCTCCAACTTGCAAAGTACCTGCCACTGTGACTATGGCTGCATTTGTTGTGAATGAGTTGTCAGCTCCAATCACGCTATCGGTTTCATTTATGTAAAATTCATTGTTCACTATCACACTGACTGGAGCAGTTGGTGTGCCACCCAACACTGTAAAGTTGGTGTTGGCTGCAGTGGTTGCACAAATAAATTTTTGCACATTGCGATCAAACACATACACTGTGCCTGCTTCAACTTCTCCATCTATAGTGCGATTGGATGTGCCAATCAACACTTGACGACCATCTGTAGAACATGAAACACTTTGTCCAAACCTGTCACCAGCTGTTAATCCACCTGTAACAGAACTGGAATCAATGGTGGCAACATATTCAAAATATCCCTTGGCGTTGACCACAACAATATCAATACTTGTGAGAGCCACGATAAATGTCACTGTGGTTCCTGCAAACGTGTAATCAATATTGGGACGCAACAAATCACCATTTAGAGTGATACTAAATGAATATATGTTGGTAGCAGTAAACAATCCAACTCTGTTTCCATCGTTGTTGATATCATCGTCGAGATTGTAAGTCACTGCTGTGTATGGAATTTGAAAACTGTTATAGCGAGAAAATTCAATCAATGTGGGCACAAGAGCAGTGCCAGTTCCAGAACCTGTACCGGTAGCTATAAATTCAACTCCCACAGTGTTGGCACTGGCACCAATGGCCACAAAGTCTGTTGTTCCCACAGTCAAAATAGAGTATGATTGTCCAGGAACAAAACTGCCTGCTGCAGTCACTCCTGGCGTGGTAAGAAAGGTAACTGTGCTAAAACTTGCATCTATAGTGTAATCAGTAACCACCGTCTGCACTTGACCGTTCAAGGTTACCTTGAGTTGATAGTCATTGTTGATTTGAATTGTGTTGTCAATGGTGTAAACAGTAGTGACCCCATCACCTGTGACTTTGATTACTTGATTTTGCCAATCATGATACCCATAGGCATGTACGCTGTTTAGACCTGGAGCTCCGATATACATCCAACGTTCATCCAAACTCATGGCCACACTGTAGCCAAATTCACCTGCGCCAGTCAACAAAGTGCCATATCCTGCGGGTTGTGTGAGCAACTGCCATTGTGCAAACGGAATAGAATCAGGAACTGCCAACACTGGGTCGCGGAATATCACACATGCGTATCCATTATCAACTTGGCCAGCGGCGCCAAAACTTGCACTGGCCCCTGCTACTGCCCAGTTTTGATTGCCAAAATCCACTGCGTTGCCGTATCCTCTTACTCCTGTTGCATCCAATGTCAGTATAGCATCGCCGTTGCCCAGTGGGCTTACCGGTACATATTGATCACTGAAACTTTTTAAATAAACATAAACAGCGCCTTTTGAAATTCCTGAACTGAATCCATAACGCGGACTACCCACAAAAGCAGCCAATCTGTTTTGAGCTTGTGCTACACTTGCACCATATTGTTCGCTGGCATCCAATAATTCAGGGCTTAATTCTACCACACTTGAGAACACATTGTTTTTTTCCAGCACTTCCCAAAGTGAATATCCATTGTTATCTACCCAAACTTTTGACAGTGGCAATGTATCCAGAGCCAACGGCAACTGAGCAATATCACTGGCTTGTGCTACCCGCGCGGTTTGCAATGTAAGTCCAATTCCTGTGCCATTTGCAACTGCACGATCACTGGTAAATGCAAATGCTATGTTCACAGTGTTGAGATTGGGAACACCAAGCACTTGATACACGCCGTTGATTTCGCTATCAAATCCCTTGATAATCAATTTGTCACCAGTGACCAGTCCATGCTGTCCACTAAAGATTACCCGGCTGGTTCCATTCAAGTTGTCACAAACATGCTGAATTTGTCCTGGTACTGATCGTGCGCGATAAATGTTCCAATCGTAGTCGTTGATCTTGGCCACCCATATACTGGTACCCACCTGGATAGAATCAAGGTTGGCCGCAAGACTTGCAGTGTCTGTGATGTCGAACACCGTGATGTCAACGTCTTCCAGGTTCACATATCCAGCACCAGGTAAGGCTGTGTCAGTGGGTAGTTCGGTTGTGGTTGGTAAAATACTTGTGCTGGTCAAAGCACGGCTTGAGCGCCATACATTTTCTAAAAATATCTGTTGGTCTGCTGCACTTGCTTGTTGTGGTACTGTCACTTGAACCAGGCTTGGGTTGGCGCTGAGTAATGCTCTATCCAATCGTAGTTCAAGGAAACTACGGTTGGCATTGGCTCCGTACACAGCCCGTTGCACAGCCCAATTTTCGTAGATTGAGTAGTCTGCAGATTCTTTTCCAAGATTAGCAGATTTGAATAAATCGGTGGCTTGACGAGTACCTTTGGTTCCCAAAAATTGTCGATACACATTTACTTGACTCACGTCATCAAGATTCAATGCAGCCAGGTACTGTCGAGGTTTGAATCCAATCAATCCATAACTCAAAAGATCGTTGTCTGTCTCAATATTGGCTGAATTTATGTTGTAGCTGTTGGCCAGTTGATCTGCTTTGTTGGCCAGATTAGGCAGTAGTCCAAGTTCAATTTGACTGTAGTCGCTTTGTGTCCAAACGTTGAAGTCAAAGTTAGCACTGGGTTGCACTATGGTCAATGCTGACCAATACACATTTTTGTACTTGACAATTTCACCTTTGCTATAACCACGCAGGCCAGTCCATTCTTGAACATTGTCTTGATTCAAAATAAATCCTGGAGTATCTACACTACCATTCCAGTCATTGGTTGTCACCGCCACCAGCTTCAATCTATTTTGCCGTGCACCAGTAACCGGATCATATATCAGGTCACCAAAGGTGCTCCTATTACTCAACACCAGCATGTGTTCGAAGTTAGTAAATCGCAAATTGACATAACTGATACTTTGAGTACTTAACGGTTGTATAGTAAAGGTATTTCCAAGTCTCACAACATTAAGTGTTCGTGTTGGTATCTCATTTGAGTTCTGATCCAACAACAAATTTTCACTTGTTTCAGTCACAATGCTGTCAACCACCGCGCCAGCACGAGTCACAGTAAGCCCACCGGCCAACGGATTCAAATTGATAAGTGAATTGGTTCCCCAACCTTGTTGGCTCCAGTATAAAAATTCATTTACCATTCGTGGCCAGTCCAACACATATCCATTTACCTGATCTGTGAATGTCAATCCTTGATCTTCTAACAATTTACCGTAGCTAAGCAAGAAATCACTCACCGCGGTTTCATTTACAAACACAAATCCATAAGGAACCTGCACCACACTGTCAGTATAGAAAGTTGGAACACGCACAGTTATGCCGCCGGAACTGTATTCTTGCAATTTGCCCACCGCTTGACTTTGTAATATTTCAAAATAGGGTTGTGTGGTGCCATATCCAAACACTGCATATCCACCACCGCTGACTTTTTGTACCGCCACACTGCTGTACTTGATTTGATCAAACGGTTGATTTTTGTACAACAATATATTGTAACTTTCATCGGGTATGGTCAAGGTTGTGTTCACACTGTTGGGACTGGATTTTTCAGTCACCAATTTCACATACTGTTTGTCAGAATAACTGGCCATTCTGTAACACAATCTCACGTCTAAACTTTTGAGATCTGCGGTCAACAGATTGGTTGAATCCACACCAGTTTGTCTATTGTAGTCCACAATCCAATTGATATAACTGGCTTTGCTGACTGGAGTTGTCACACCTGTTGATGCATTTAATTCTCCACCATAAACTTCTATACCATTGGCATCCAGTCGGTAGCGATTGTTGTAAAGGTATTGATCGTAATCTGCGTTGAATTTATAAAGATCACGATCAGCAAACAGTGCAAAGAACTTGGCAGGACGAGTAACTGCCAACACATGCATGACAGAAAACGGATATGAAGAACTGTTCCACCAGGAAGCTTCAACTGGTCCACCATCACCAATGGCCCAACTCTTTTGATATTTTGCGTTGAGACTCTGATTCAACACAGAACCGCCCACCACACTGTTTTGGGGGCTGAGTAATTCTCCTTCACCACCGGTGGGTATGACTGAAGTCAATCCAGGTCTTGCATAGTTGGGCTTGTAATAAGGAGCCACAGGATCTGCCACAAGACCGGCTTCTAAATCATCCCATAGTACCAAGTTGTCTTGAGTGTACGGAGCTGGACCATAGCTATCCTGCCACCAGGTGGGCTCTATGGAGAATCCCAGCATTTCCCAAGGAGCATAACTTGGCTGTTGAGTGTCGTAAAAATAGCGATATATGCCGCGCCAGGCACCCAGTAGATTTTCATTGTTGAGTCGATTGGTGGTATTGCTATAATTCCAGGTAAACTCATTTGTGGCACTGAATGTTTGTTCTTTGAAGTTTAATTTGTTCCAGCCAAGATAACTCAAGAGATCTGTACCAAAGATGGTATTGATTTCTTCAAAGGTATATCCTGTGTCGCGGAATTGTCCTGGCAAAACATTTTCTATAGTGAGTGGTACTGGATTATCATCTTGTTTGATGTTGTTGTAGATTCTTGTTTCAAACTCCAACAACACTTGATCTCTGATGTCTCCAAATACCGGAGTTTGGCTTCCATCATGTCCGATAATAAATTCACCGGTTCCGTTTGAAGTTACCAAGATTGTGATTTCTGGTTCGTATTTTGGATACAGTCCCATTTTGCTGGGGGTGTTGGGCACAAAATTGCCGTAAGTGGCACTGTATTCGTTGATTGTTACTACATCGCCACTGGCAAGCGAGTCCAATATGGTCAATCGTGGGCCGTCAGTGGCCACAACATAATCTCGATCTCTAACCAAAATATCATTATTCAGATATACACAAAGTCCAAGATAATTTGCTGATGCGTAATTGTATGTCTGCACAGTGTCAAATGTGGCTATTGTGGTAAATCCCACAGTGTAACTGTTGCTGTACGCAGTGATACCTTGTGGCAACATGTCACTCCAGTAAAACGGTTGACTTTCCAATTTGCCCAACGTGATGTCTTGAATGGCCTGATCAAGAATAGTGGCTGTGGTTTTGAATGCAATGTTATTTTGAGTCAACACTGCGTCCAACATTTGAGCTTTGAATTTGATATATTCTCTACTGTTGTATTGTAATGATGCAAATATATTGTAACTGTCACTGCGCATGAAATAGCCAGCCAAGGTCAATGGAGAACTCTGTTGCAGGATCTCTTGACCGTAAGGAATAATATTACCAAGATCTCTACTGTTATTTGCACCGTTGATTGGGCCAGTCAACTCCAAAAGATTTTCGCAAATGCTTTGATAATGTGTGCGAATTGTGCCCAGTGTAAATGCTGGACTGTTTTCGTTGAGAGGATTATTTTGTAAATTATCAGGCACCTGATAGAATGCAACTTTGCTGGTTTGATCACTGATCACAAGCACTTCAATGATGTCAGTAGGCACATAAGTGTCGTTCAACACAATGGTCGTACTGTCCGTTCCCACAGTATAGGTATACTTGCTGGGTTGAATAAATTGACTGCCAACATATATTTTTATTACTGGCACCGCAATTGATGTTTGAGCAGTGACCGCGATGTCCAGCAAAAGAGTTTGTTGGGTGTATGTAAATTTAAATTGTTGATAAATTTGTTGTTCAGTGATAGCAGTTTGCCAGCCAAGAAGCTTGGTATATGTGGTACGAGTTTGATATTGTCTTACGGAACCTGAACTGATAGCTGTCACCGTGCTGACATTGTCTGTGGTAAAAGTGAATGTGTCAACATAGAGATTGTTGTTGAACACAATGTCACCCACGTTGTTGATATTCAAATATTGTAATGGGAATTGCAACACTGGATCAAGTATGGTTGTATCACCTACTGCATAACTAAACAATTTGGAACCAACAAAATCTGTAGACTGATACTTGACTGCATCGCCAAAACTCACATCATCTGTGTCGTATATGTCGAACAACGGTGCTTGTTGTACTGAAGTTTTTTGTTGTGCTTGAATCCAGTCAATTCCATCATACCAGAACGTAAATCCAGCACTGGTGTCACCGTTGATACATACTGTTGATTCATCTATCTCAACTGCACCATCTGCTGCTTCGGTCAACACAATAATTGGTTGTGGTATCAACGGTGCAATGGTATCAGGTGTGGCAAAACTGACCACGTAAATTTTGTTGCGTACATCTGCATCTTCATCCGCAGCAAATATAACTCGCGAGCCTTCAA